TCCTGCCACCAGGGGTCCAAGATGGGCTGGCACGGGGAGAAAAGGGCCTGGGCCATCGCCAAGATGGACGAACTCGACGCCCTGAACGTCACCCTGAAGAACGTCTTCGCCGAGACCAATCCGTAGTTCAACTACGCCCTTCATGTAATCCGATTACAAAAACTAGGGAAAACCCCTAGACAAACAGGTGTTCGTTCATCTTCTAACTTGGTGTTAGAATTCTAACCACTGCAACATCGCAGGTTTATCTCAGGAGTTAACCATGACCGAAGTTCAAGCCACCATCCAAGCCCTCGCCACTGTCGAGTCCCTCACCAACGACATCGACACCTTGGCCGTGTTGGACAAGCAGGTCAAAGACCTGACCGCCAAGTGCAAGACCCTCAAAGAGTCCATCGCCAACGAATTCGGCGAAGGCAAGCATCGCGGTGAAAAGTACGGTGTGCGCGTGACCATCGAGAACCGCAAGGGCTCCGTTGATATGGAGGCCCTGTGCAAGCACTTCGGCATCACTGAAGAGCAACTCGACTCCTTCCGTGGCGACTCCAGCGCCGTCATCAAAGTCGCATCCATCGCCTAATCAACGGCCCTTCGGGGCCAAGGAGAACACCATGCAAAAGATCATGACATTGGAAGAAGCCCACGATCAATACGAAGACACGGGTCTGCCCGAAGGCTTTGGCCTGAAGGCGCTTGGTGGTCGCGTTGTCTACCAATACATTGGCTATATGTGGAGGCGGTCTGGCAATACCATCTATATGACCAACTCGATTCATGACGACCTGAAAAGCCGCCGTTACTTGCCGGGTGACACTGTTGTTGAACTGGTGGGATTGAAGCAACTCAAGGAGAAGAACACATGACACCAAAACAAGAAGAGGCTTTGCGCGAGTGGCTACAAGAAGCCATCGTCCCATTGATTGAGCAAGTGCTGGTCAAGAAGTTGGGGCAAGCCATGTCGTATGCGGCGACTGAATTGGTGCAACCAAAACGTGAATGGAAAACCCTGGACCCAGCCGAGATAGATCAAGGACTGATCAGTAGTGACAACTATGGCCAAACTGCTAACGCATGGAGGGATGGCGTTCATTGGGCGCAAACGAAACTCAAGGAGAAGAACACATGAACATCCCTCGCGTACTTCGGGAACAACTGAAGTTCTATGAGAGCAAGGGTTTCCATGCGACGAGCGTGGAGCCAAGGAATGGGGCGCACTTCATGGTCACCTTTGCTGAGTTCCCCCAGCCGCAAATAATCTCAAAGAACGGTTCAGACCCCCGCGCACTGCACAACAACGTGGCTCAGTACCGCAGACTCCAGAGGTCATCATGATTTCAATCTTCAAGACTCTCACTGACCAACTGATGGCTTGGTTCAAGGACGACCCTGTGCGGCCTGATGTGCCCGTGGCCATGAGGATTGGCAAGAACGCCGACATCTTTGCCCTCCAGGGTGAGGACCGCCCATCGGCCATCACTTGCGTGTCCTACCAGGACTTCGTGCCCAAGGCCGAATCCCAACTCTTTGCGCCCACGGAAACGCCCACTGTGGCCGTTTTCTACACGATCTGGTCCTACCGCAAGGGTGCAGGCCGGGAATTGATCCTGGGGGCTTTGGAGCAGATCAAGGCCACCCGGCCAGAGATCACCACCTTCGTGACCCTGTCGCCCAAGACCGACATGGCCAAACAATTTCACCTGAGAAACGGCGCAACCGTGTATCGTGTGAACGAGAACACCGTCAACTACCAATACGAGGCACCCTGATGCTCTTCCTGTTCAGAAAAAAAACCATCGTCTTGGACTTGTTCACCAATGATGCCGCCGCATTTGAGTATGCCAAGCCAGCAGTTGCAAGTCGCTTCCATCCTGAGTGGTGGAAGAGATTGCCCAAATCCATTCCAACTGATTTGGCCCCCAGCCCAACAATGAAAACCTGCGCTGGGTTCATTGACCTGTACAGGCATGGGTTCATGTTCCCGATGTGGTCTGATTTGTTCCTCAGGGTAGAGAACAATTTTGAATTCACATGGAAGTATTCCGACAGCTATTCCTATGCCCTGTATCACAAGCCAGAAGAGGCTGGCAATTTGTTTTTCGAGAGCAAGGTCAGAAATATCAAATTGCACAACCCATGGCTGGCTTCATCGAAGGAAGATGTTTATTGGATGCTTCACCAGCCAGTGTGGAGCCAGGACCTACAGCGTGACTTGATCATTCCTCCTGCGGTGGTCAATTTCAAGCACCAGAACACCACGGCCATCAACATCCTGATTGCCGACATGGATAGGCCCAGAGAGTTGATCATCCCGTTTGGCCTTCCGATGGTCCACTACATCCCAATCGATGACCGCCCAATTGACCTGAAATTGCACTTGGTCACACAGGAAGAGTTCAACAGGATTGGTCAAAAAAACAACCCACGTTCTTTTTTGAACGCCTACCGCAAGAAGATCGCCGCAACAAAGGAGCAAGGCAATGTCTGAGAAAAAAGAACTGAGCCAACTGGCCAGACAAATCCTGGGCAACAGCGGGACCGTCCAATTCTTCACCCAGCAGGAGTTCGATGCCGCCCTGACCGCCGCGCGGGCTGAAATCATGACGGTGGCCATCGAGACCACCAAGCAGGCCGTGTTCATCGAGCGCTTGGCCTGCTCAGAATTCGTCCAGGCGCTTGCCGACGATGAGGATGAGGGTGAGGTAGCCACCGCCCTCAAAAACGCCGCTGACGGCCTTCTGGGCCGCATTCCAACCCAACGGGAGGCCGTATGCTTGATGAAGAAGAATTGACCCCTAGCCAGATGATCATCCTGGTGCTGTACGCCGTGGCCCTGGTGGCCGTGTTTTTTGACGTTGTGTCCTGGAGGCCGTGATGACTGAAGACGACGAGATCAAAGTGATCATGGAGATCTGCAACCGCTTGAGCCCCATCATCCAGCGGTTCCTGGACCGCATGCTCAAGGAGAATGGCGACACCGTGACCCTGTCGGTGGTGTGCAACCTTGCGGTGGGGATGGGTGCCCAGGCCATGCTGATTGCCAGGGCCAGGGGCGGGGATGAGGACCACGTTTTGGGGGTCATGTCCAAGGAGATCGAGGAGCGGTTCAAGATCTTTCAGAGCGCTTTTGAGATGCAGTCCGTTCTGGAGCGGGCCATGTCCAGCCCCTCCTGCTCCCCCACCAAGCACTAGGGAAAACACCTACTTGATGGGTTCCTCTAACTTGGTGTTAGAATTCTAACCACTGCGATGTTGCAGGTTTATTAGGAGTCAGACATGAGCCAGTTCTACTTTGTGTTCCCCACCTACGAAGAAGCCAAGGCGGCTCTTCCTCAGTTCAACAGCGATGAGAGCCAGCGCATGCGTGAGCAAGCCGCCGAGTGGCGCAGGCGTGAGCAGGAGTCGTTTGACCGTTGCGACACCGATGGGTGCGTGACCCAGTGGTGCAATGCCATCAGCGCCAGGGACGCTGACCGCTCCGCTGAATTGGCTGACAACGGCAACCTGTCTGTGTTCAAGGTGCTGGTCGATTCCAGCACTGGTGAGGTGGTCGGCAACACCATTCACATTTTCCAGAGCCGCTTCCACCATGGCAACGAGTACAAGTGGGCCGTGCGCCGTGCGGGCGATGACAAAACCCAGTGGGTCACCGACTACAAGCGCGAGTCTGGTTTCGCCGCTAAGGGCCTCACAGTGGCCTGGATGCTGGCTCCCGCAAAGCTCTACAGCCGCCATCCTGGCAACCACCTTCCCGAACAGCGCGGCCTCTCGGGGCTGGCTTCCTACCACGGCAAAACCGTGGGCATTGACTATGAAACCGCAGGCCTTCGCCCGTAATCAAGGAGAACACCATGAACACCGTAGTTGAACTACAAACCCGCATCGAATCCGTTGACCCTGGCAGTGTGGTCTTCATTGACGAGGCCATTGAGGATGTCTGGGTGTCCATCCAGACCCGTGGTGGCAGTGCCCACGCCTGCATCAGCAAGGACGAGGCCCGCCGCATGATCGAAGCCCTTCAGAAGGTGATCAACGCATGACATGGCCGTTCCCCCCGCCTGGGGGGCCTACGCCCCCTTCCCAGCCGTCCAGGAGCCGCAAGGGTCCTGTGATGCCCACTGACCACGAGCCCGCGCCGTTCTAGGAGAACCCATGGCCACCAAGAAAACCCCCGCCAAGACCACCAGGAAGCCTGTGGCCAAGAAAGCGGGCAACACTGGCACCAAGCACATGATGCCTGTCGAGGTCAACAACTGGATCGACAGAGCGATGAGCACCATCAACCACCAGAAGGGCGAGATCGAGCGCCTGAAGAAGGAAAACACCGAACTCAAGGCCTACCGCCGATGGGCAGAACAACGCATCCTGAGGAGTGAACACGAATGACACGCATTATGAAACCCACCAACAAATTGCGCTTCATCGAGCGCCAGCAAATGATCCACGGCGACCTGAAAACGGTGCGCGTCCTCCAGCAATGGTGGGAGAGCGGCTGGGGGGTTGCTGAGAATGGCGAGTGGCGCGATGTGCCGCTGGAGCAGGACCATGAATGATAAAACGCATTATGAAGGTGGGCCAGCGTTTCCTGCAAAACTCACTGGCCCGTGCGAAGCGTTTGGGCTTAGAGCAGACTCAAATCATGTGATTGAGTTTCACGGCATGACCCTGCGCGACTACTTTGCGGCCAAGGCGATGTTGGCCATACTTAACAACCAAAATTCAAGATCTTCTGCGCCCGATTTTGTATCTGAATGGGCTTACAAACACGCAGACGCAATGCTGAAAGAGAGGGAGAAATGATTGACACAATCGCCTTCATCCTGATTTGGTCTGGTGGCCTGCTCGTCGGCATCTCGCTGACAGCGGCCCTGGGAGTCTTCGTCGTTCACCTGATTGGCATCATCGGTGACTTTTTCCAAAGCTGGAGCCGCAAATGAACCCCGGACACAAACAAAAGAAGAGCCAGGAACCCGATGTCCCCCAGTGGTACATCGATGCCTACCGTGACAGCTTGACCTATGGCGTAGGTGTCATGGTCTTCCGTGGTGGGGAGATCGAACACATCCCGGTTAAGAGATACCTGGAACTGGCAGACACTCTCCAGCGGGCACACGAAGCTATTCACAAAGCCACAACCTAAGATGTACACTCCAGCCCCATGAGCGCTGAAAGACTGCGCGAGAAGGACTGGAATATGTCAGCACACAATATGTTAGCCACCACTCACGTTCTGTCTAAACTAGACCGATCTGAAGGAGTGAGTCATGGCTGAGGGAAGAAAGACAGGCGGGAGGGCACCTGGAACGCCCAACAAGGCGACATCAGCGGCTCGGGAGGCCATAGCCCAGTTCGTGGACGGAAACGCCCACAGGCTCACTGAGTGGCTCGACAGGGTGGCTGATGGTGTGAAGGTGGAGAAGGAAGACCCCGAGACTGGGGTGGTGACTGAGGAGTACATCGTCGCCCCGAACCCAGCCAAGGCCTTCGACATGTTCCAGAGCGTGGTGGAGTACCACATCCCCAAGCTGGCCCGACAAGAGTTGGTGGGCGACCCCAACAAGCCCCTGGAGGTGGACCTGCATGTCACCGTGTTTGGGGAACTCCTGAAGTCCGTCAAGATGCAACGCCAGCTTGAGGCTCATGGGGACAAGGGATGAGCCTGCGGTGAGTGCCGTTGCTGAATTGCTCGAAAGCCCTGAACTGGTGGAGCAGTTCAAGAAACTGCACCCCATCCAGCAGGTGGCGGTCAACTGGCAACTGACCTGGAGCCACAAGGCCCACAAGCACCAGATCGAGCCCTATGGGGAATGGTGGAGCATTTGGCTGATGCTGGCTGGCCGGGGAGCCGGGAAGACCCGCGCGGCGGCTGAGACTTTGGGGGAGTGGGCGTGGAACCAACCCAAGACCCGCTGGCTGGTGAGCGCCCCGACAAGTGGGGATGTGAGGGGAACCTGCTTTGAGGGTGACTCAGGTCTCATCCAGGTGATCCCCAAGGAACTGGTCGCCGACTACAACAAGTCCCTGCACGAAATCACCCTGATCAATGGATCGTTCATCAAGGGCATCCCGGCATCGGAGCCTGAGCGTTTCCGTGGCCCTCAGTGGCATGGAGCGTGGCTCGACGAGTTTGCCGCCTGGGAGTACCTCCAGGAGTCCTGGGACATGATCATGTTCGGTGTCCGACTGGGCAAGCGGACCCGGATCATCGCCTCCACCACCCCGAAGCCCAAGCCCCTGATCATGGACTTGCTGGAGCGCGAGGGCGACGATGTGGTGGTCACCAAGGCCTCGACCTACGTCAACGTGGCCAACCTTGCGCCGTCCTTCCAGAAGCAGATCCTCCAGTACGAAGGCACCAAGCTCGGTCGTCAGGAGATCCACGCCGAGATCATCGACCCCGAGGAAGGCGGTATCGTGCGGCGCGACTGGTTCCGTCTCTGGCCGGATGGCAGGCCCTTCCCCAAGCTGGAGTTCATCCTCCAGTCCTACGACTGCGCCACCAGCGACAAGACGGTCAACGATCCCAGTGGGTGCATTACTTTTGGGGTGTTCAAGCCCCAGGACGGCGGCATGTCGGTCATGGTGCTGGACTGCTGGAACGAGCATCTTCAGTACCCGGACCTACGCCCCAAGGTCATCAATGAGTTTGAGACGGTCTATGGTGAGGGCAAGGCCAGGAAGCTGGTGGACCTGATCCTGGTGGAGGACAAGAGTGCGGGCATCAGCCTGATCCAGGATCTTCAGCGGGCGCACCTGCCCGTTCACGCCTACAACCCAGGTAAGGCTGACAAGATCCAGCGCCTGAGTATCGTGGCCAACATCATCAAGGCTGGCCGTGTGTGGGTGCCTGAGTCGAGCCAGCGCAAGGGATACGTCAGGGACTGGGCCGAGGGCATGGTGAGCCAGATCTGCTCCTTCCCTGAGGGGACGGCGCACGACGAGTATGTGGACTGCATGAGCCAGGGCCTGCGGTACCTGAGGGATTACGGGTGGATCAGCATCGACGGCCCGCCGCGCGAGGACATCACGGAGGAAGACATCACTGATGCCGAGATCTACAACGCCAAGGGGCGGGAAAACCCTTATGCGGTGTAGTTTAACTACGGTCGTAGTTTAACTACGGCAATTCTTCAAGGAGACGACATGAGCGACGACTACATGATGGTGGGTAACAAGAGGGAGGGCTATGAGCGGGTCACGAACATCGCGGGGGTCAAGACGACCATCTGCAAGAACCGTTTCGAGATCCTCTGCCTTGGACGGGCCGAGGTCAACGAACAGCAGGTCATCAACGAACTCCGGGCCTGGATCGCCAAGCGCCGAGAGGATGAGATGCGAGATGCTGGGGATTTGCCAGGGGCGGTGTCGTGATTGCCCCAACCTGCCTCAGAAGGCATAATTCGGGCAGTTCAAGCCGAGGGTAAGAGATGCCTTTACCGCCAGACGACATTCGCGCACGCCTTGCCCAACTCAGGAGTGAGTTCGCCATGAGGGCGGCGCTTCAGAGTGAGTACGACAAGGAAATGTCTGGCAAGTACATCCACGAGATGATCCCCTTTGCTGACTGGCTGGCCCAGCGCAACGCGCCCGCGGGGAAGGCCAAGGGTGGTCTGGCTGGGTTCCTAGAGGACAGCAAGGTCAAGCATCCCATGTACCATGGATCAAACAGATTGAATGAAAATGGTGAGCCGTTTTCCATATTTGATAGATCAAAGAATTTTGGGTTTCATGTTGGGACGCCTGAACAGGCAAAAAACATAAACATCATGAACCGTGGATGGGGCGAATCGGAGCGCACAAAACCAAACGCTTACACGATGCGCGTCTACATCAAAGCAAAGAATCCTTTGCGGGTTACTGATGATCAAGCCAACGATCCAATTGACCTGATGAAGATGCTTCGTGACTCAGGTCGTATCACGTCGGAAGAATACGAGGCATATCGACGCAAGAACAATCGAGATCAAATGTGGACAGAGGACATGCTGTCAACACTTGCCCGTCTTGGCCATGACAGCTTGGTTTACGAGAACAAAATTGAAGGTAAAGGAGACTCATACGTTTTGCTCAAGCCGAACCAGATTAAGTCAGCGATTGGCAACCGTGGCACCTATGACCCGAACGATCCTGACATCACCAAGGCCTCTGGCGGGTCCGTCATGGGCATCAACGTGGCATCTGACCGTAAGGCGGGACGCAGGTATGCCGACTTGATTGTGGACGGTCACAAAACCTTGGAGTCGCGCAATGGGGATAGTCTGAGACCCTACGTTGGCAAGCGTGTTGCAATTGTCAGGACTGGAGAAGGTCCGGCGAAGGCAATTGGAGAGGTGACCATTGGTGAGCCGATGGTGGTCAACAAGAAAAAATTTCGGTCGCTGGAAGGCCAGCATCATGTGCCTGAAGGGTCGGCATACGACATCAGCACACCTACCAAGCACTTGTACCCTTTGCATGACCCGGTGCGTTACGAAAAAGAGCGCGATGTTGGGCATGGGATTGTGTCGCGCAAGGTGGTTCATGAGGCCTCTGGCGGGTCTGTGCCCAGCCTGGATGTGATGCGTCTTGCCATCGGTGGCCAAGGCCCGAGGAACTGGCTCAAGGGGTCGGTGGAGAAGGTCTTGAAGCCACTGACGCAGAAGCAATATGCTCCCAGCGAGGAAGACAAAAAGTGGATGGCAGAACATAAGGCAAGTTGGGAGGCCAATCCAAATGTTGATGCGCGTGATCGGGCGCTTCGGGCCATAAACAATGACATTGCTGTTGGAATCAGAGGTGAGGCCATCAACCAATGGATTGAGCGCAACCTGGGCAACTACATCCGCAAGCAGTTGGGGCACCCGAACGATCCCATCAGGAAGCTGGCCGAAGAAGGTGTGTTGCATACAGACCCAACTAGAGTGGAAATCATTGGCGGCGACAATGATATGGGGACACATGCAAATAGACGCAGGGAAATGTTTGGCGGTCAAAAAATGGCCAAGGGTCCATTGGCTCAAGCGTGGGAAGACGCTGTTGACACTAGATTTGAAGGCTACAAAATTAAAGACCTTCAAAACATGCCCGAAATGCATGAAGGTCAGTATGAGCCGTGGATGGATAAGGCAGATCCCAATACTCTTATATTTGAACCCTACGCTTTCGATGAACTTGGCTTCGATCACATCGTGGACATCCTCAAGGAAGACCTCGCCCAGGGCCGCATCCGTCCTGAGCAGTTGAGCAAGGTCAGTATCGAACAGGCAGTGCGCCGCGCCCATGAAGTGGATCAGGCAAACAAAAAAGCCATGGCTGAATCATCCCTCAAAACAACGGAGGGAATGCCCGTCCACAAGGACTATGGCGATGGGTTCAAGTGGATTGAGTTGACCTTGCCCGAAATGCCCAAGGAGTTGCCCGAGGGCTGGACAATGAAGCCGATTAAGGCTGGCTTAATGAGGGCTTCAAAGCCCGACCCAATTGATCCGCACTATGACATCACGCGACTTGGCCAAGACTTGCCAGACCTGATCAAGCAAATTTACAACAGACATCCTGAGACACCCGGCAACCCCTTTCAAAAACTTAAAAACGCCCTTGCATACGAGAGCGATGTGATGGGTCATTGCGTGGGTGGAGAAAGATTGCCTGACGGCACAAGAACTGGTGGGTACACCCCTGATGTGGCGGCTGGACGTTCCCGCATCTTCAGCCTGCGTGATGCCAAGAACGAGCCGCATGTGACGATTGAAGTCAAACCACCAAAATACAGTGATGCTCCTAGAGAGCATCGGATTCAATATCTCGATGAATTAAAACAACAAGATCCGAATGCCGATTGGAGTGATGAAGGTTTTGCCAAGTGGATGAAAAATCGTGGCATTGAACTGCCGCCAGCCATCAAGCAGATCAAAGGCAAGGGCAACGCCAAGCCCAAGAAAGACTACATCCCCTACGTGCAGGACTTCGTGAAGTCAGGCAATTGGTCAAATGTGGGAGACATCAACAATGCTGAAATGAGAGATATTCATCCTGAAAGTGACTTGGCAAAAGCCATGCAACAAAAAGGTTTGCAGGCACCTAAATATGTCACTGAACAAGAGATGAGTGGATTGCTCAAAGAACACAATCAGGGCCTTTATTCATGGAAAAAAGCCGAGGGCGGCGAGGTAGATGCTGAGGCCGTCTTCATGGGCAAGGGCGGCAAGGTCAAGGAGTTGGAGGAGTACCTGCGTCAGCGTGAAGGGGAGTATGGTGTCAAGCGCCTGCAACGCGCCGCTGACGAGATCCCTGGCCTGGAGAACATGTACACCCTGCAAGCGTTGAAAGAAGCGTTTGGCGGCGACAACGCCAAGGCATTGATGACCATGAACCCGGCAGACTTTGAGAAATTTGCCGTGCGTCTTTTCTCTGATCCCGACACGCGAGAAGAGGAAATGGAAGAGCGCATTGAGCGCGGCCAAGGACTGCCGCCCATGAGCCATCATGAGTACATCAAACATCTGGCCAAGATCAAAGGCGGCTTTGCAGATGTGCCCTTCTTGGAAGTCAACAAGCGCCCCGAGTATTTGCCCAACATCAGTGGCCATGAGGGCCGTCACCGTTCAAGAGCCATGGTGGCCAAGGGCGCTCAAAAGTCTTTGGTGCGTCTGCTACCTTCGCCGTCGATGCGTGAGCCAATGCCGCGCCGCTATCGGGAAGACTTCATCGAGGCCATGAAGAAGGAACTGGGTGAGAAGCGTTTGGTCACTGGCGAAGGTCGGTCATTGCTTCCCGCCGACCTTGAGGCACCAGAACACAAGAACATCGAGCGGCGCAACATGTTGGGCGGTCGCCCACAATTGCCTGAAATCTACAAAGACGGTGGAGACGTTGACCCCGAGTCCGTGTTCTTCCCCAAATCCAAGGAGTGACCGTGAACCCAACAATCGCCCAGATGAAGATGGCGCTGGCCAAGGGGAATCCCTTGAACGTGCAGAACATCGGTGCTGACGAAGCCCCCAGCATGACCCCCAAGACCTACCTGCCGCCTGACACTCAGACCGGGCAGTTCGTGCCTCCTGGTGGCGCGGCAACGCCTTCTGGGCTGGCCGTGGGTGGGATCGACATGAACAGCATGCAACCGGGCAACCAGTTGATGCCGTCCGGCCTCCAGGCTCTCCAGCCGCCTCCCCAACAGCCCCAGCAAGGCCCCCAGCAGGCCCCACAAGGCCAGCAAGGCCAAGCACCTCAGGCTGGTGGCAACATCCTCCAGATGACCCCCCAGGGCCGCGCCATGGCCGCGATTGGCCCCCAGCAAGCGCCTGGGATGGCAAGTGGCGGTGGAGTGAAGATCACCAAGACCAACCCCAGGGAATGGGCTGGCACTGGATTTGGATATAGGGGCGCTACCTATGGCATCGCATCTCACCCGCACATTGCGGTGAAGCGTGAGCCGCACGGATGGACCGCCATTGACACCACGGACAGGTCCAAGCGCTGGTTTGGCGAAGACAAAAACGAGTTGGAAAACGAACTGGCCAAGGACCTTTTGAAGCCGACCGGGATGGCCAAGGGCGGGTCGCTGAAGAAGAGCCAGCCTGCACCCAGGGAAGTTGAAAGCCTGGATGACGATGACGAGGAAGAAAAGGCTCCGTCCAAACGCATCCTGGTCAAGGCAGAAGGACCCGGCGGCGTGACTGGCATTGTGATTCCCCATCACATGCTCCATGGCCGCAGTTGGATTTCCAAAAAGACTGGCAAGCAGGTCGTTGTTCCAGGCTTGAAAGACATCAACAAGGCCCGCGCTGAAGTCTATGGCTCCGAGAACCGAGACCCATTGACGATTGGCCAAATTGGGAAAATCCACAAGGAAACGCTTGAGGAACACTTCAAAAAGCCATTGAAAGAGCAATTGAAGGCTGAAGTTGAGTCGCTCGGTCGTCTCCGCGCGGCCAAGCACATCGGCAAGACGGCCAACACCCTGGACGAGTCGGAGAAGCTGGACACCGTGCGCCATGAGACCGACGAGGAGGGGCGCACCCATGTTGGCTATGCCGCCAAGGGTGTGGCAGGCCATGCTTTGTACATCTCTGGTCACGGCAAGAACGCCAAGCACCACATCATCAACACCTGCCCCGGCCAGACTGAAGGCTGTGGCGGTGGCAAAGACTCAAAAGGGGTTGTAGACACCAGCAAGGGCACATGCTTTGCGCCAAACGCTGAGTCGCAGTATGTGCATGCGGCAGTGCGCCGTGCGTCTCACGAGCAAGCCAAGCACGACCCAGCCATGACCAGGGACTGGATTTTGGCCCACGCTGGCTCCCTGCGTCACGCCGCAAACAAGGCAGACAAAAACGATGAGCGCACCCTTTTCCGTCCCAACGTGGTGGACGAGACCGATGTGTCGTCGCGCCATGTCCTGCGCCATTTGAACGAGCAACGCAAAGCCGAGGGCAAGCCGCCCATCATTGCCAACTCCTACGGCAAGACCAATGAGTTGCACGACCCTGAGAACGGCTACTACGTGACCCATTCCAACGTGGGGCCAAAGGTCAAGCATGGCCGCGAGATCACCGAGAACATTGGGCGCGACAAGGCCCGTGTCCGCAACACCGTCATGGCCGCTGACAACCGTGGTGATTTCAAGAACGAGCAGGGCAACAAGACCCCGCCCAAAGGCTCGTATCTGGTGACCGATGTCAAGCGCAACTCCCCGTTGGCCAAAGACATGGAGAAGCACATCACCCATGCCAAATACTGGTCCGCTGGACGCGAAGAGCATGATTTGTCGCCCGAGGAAAAGGCAGAAGGACCTGAGGGTCACTTTGGCCCCAACGGCAAGCCCACCAGCCCCGACAAGGCCCACTATGGCCACACCACGGTGAATGGCCGTCGCTACGACTACCAGAAGCAACACATTCTTCATCCCCGCTTGGTCAACGTGCCTGAGCGGAAGAAGAACAAAAAGACAGGACAAATGGAGACCAAGGATCACATGATCCCCACGGACTCTCGGTTCAAGGACACTGAGTTCCTGCCCAAGAAGCGCTTCATGACTCCAAACGGCAAGGAGGCCGGTCACATCCTGATGACCACGCCCACCGAGTCCACCAGCAACCTGGGGCACGAGACGCCGTTCACGCACAATGTGAGTCCCAAGCACATCGAGCATGCCAAGGCCAACAATGGCGAGTACGAGATCGACAGCCCCATGGAGCAGGAAAAGGCCCGTGGCAAGGAGTACGCCGCACCTCAGCCCATCAAGATCACCAAGAAGGCCATGGGCGGCATGGTGGATAGTTCGCGCCATCCTGGCTACGAGGACGATGACTTCCACGCCTTCCCCGAAAGCAACGTCGCGGCCCAGCGCCACCTTGCCATGCGCCGGGGTGACGACGAAGAGGTAAAGTCCAGGGCTACGAAGCGAGTGCCCATTCACAAGAGCATGGACACCATGCGCCTTGAACTGATGAGGAAATGATGATGGAAAACGAAGACGAGTTGCAGATCGACGAACAGGAAGACGGTTCAGCCGTTGTTGACTTGCCGGAGATCGAGACCGAGGAACAGCCGGACGGTTCAGCCATCATCACGATGGAGGACGGCCCCGAGTTCAACCCTGAGTTCTATGACAACCTCGCTGACAGCATCGACCCCGGCACCCTGTCTGGCTTGGCCTTCCGCTACCTGGACCTGATCGAGACCGACAAGGAAGCCAGGAGCCTGCGCGACAAGCAGTATGAGGAGGGCATTCGTCGCACTGGCATGGGCAATGATGCCCCTGGTGGTGCCACGTTCATGGGTGCCAGCAAGGTGGTTCACCCCGTCATGGCTGAGGGCTGTGTGGACTTCGCCGCCCGCGCGATCAAAGAGTTGTTCCCGCCCGATGGCCCTGTGAAGACCAAGTTGCTGGGCAAGGCCGACGACATGAAGGCCCAGACCGCCGAGCGCAAGCGCGACTACCTCAACTGGCAGATCACCGAGCAGATTGAGGAGTTCAAGGACGAGGAAGAGCAGTTGCTGACCCAGTTGCCCTTGGGCGGCTCCCAGTACCTGAAGCTGTGGTTCGACGAGGAGAAGAAGCGCCCCTGCGTCGAGTTCTTGCCCATCGACCGCATGATCCTGCCTTTCGCGGCCACCAACTTCTACACGGCCCAACGCGCCGCAGAGGTCCACGAGATCACGGCCTACGAGTTGGAGCGCCGTGTCCGCACGGGCATGTACCGTGACATCAACTACATCAAGGCCACCCAGACCCTGGACCAGAACAAGGTCGAGCAGGCCAACAACAAGGTTGAGGGCAAACAGTTTGAGGACAACAAGGACGGCCTGAGGAAGGTCTACCACATCTACACCTACCTGGAGCTTGAGGACGACAAGGAGTCCAAGGGCAAGATGGCACCCTACATCCTCATGATCGACGAGCTTGAGAACGAGGTGCTGGGCCTGTACCGCAACTGGGAAGAGCAAGACGAGACCATGACCAAGCTGGACTGGGTGGTAGAGTTCAAGTTCATCCCCTGGCGCGGTGCCTACGCCATTGGCCTGCCCCACCTCATCGGTGGCCTGAGTGCTGGCCTCACTGGTGCCCTGCGGGCCTTGCTGGACTCGGCGCACATCAACAACGCCGCCACCATGCTCAAGCTCAAGGGGGCCAAGATCAGCGGCCAGAGCCAGCAGGTGGATGTCACCCAAATCGTGGAGATCGAGGGCGCACCTGGGGTGCAGGACATCCGTCAGATCGCCATGCCCATGCCCTTCAACCCGCCCAGCGTGGTGCTGATGGAACTCATGGGCTTCCTGGAGAAAGCCGCCAAGGGTGTGGTGACCACCAGCGAGGAAAAGATCGCTGACATCGCCAGCACCGCCCCGGTGGGCACCACCCAGGCCCTGATCGAGCAGGGTGCCGCCGTGTTCTCGGCCATCCATGCCCGCCTGCACAATGCTCAGTCGCGCGTCCTGAAGATCCTCTGCCGCCTCAATCGCTGGCATTTCGACGAGATGCAAAAGAGCGACGATGTGGCCGACCTGGAGATCGTCCGCGAGGACTTCTCCAAGAACACCGATGTGGTGCCCGTCAGTGACCCGCACATCTTCAGCGAAACCCAGCGCATGGCCCAGATGCAGGCCGTCCTGGCCCGCGCCAAAGAGTCCCCGGACCTGTACAACCGCACGGCGGTGGAACAGCGGTTCCTCAAGCAGTTGAAGATCCCCAACATCAACGAACTGCTCAAGGACACCCCGGCTCCCGAACAGCGCACCTCGGCTGACGAGAATGCCGCGATGTTGCTGGGCCAGCCCGCCTATGCCTACCTACAGCAGGATCACATCGCCCACATCCAGGACCACCTGCAATTTGCGATGAACCCGTTCCTGGGCCAGTCGCCCTTTGCCGACCCGACATACCTCAACAACGTGATTGAGCATGTCAAACAGCACATGACGCTGTGGTACCTGAACCGCTCCAACGGCTACGTTGAGTCCAGCCTGGGCCAGCCCGTGGCCAACTACGAGAACCCGGAGATGACCCCCACCTTCGACAAGCTCTACACCACGGTGGGTGCCCATGTGATGCTGGACACCCAGCAGATCTTCTCGCAGTTCATGGATGCCTTCCAGCAACTGATCCAGATGGCCCAACAGCGCAACCAGTCCCAGCGTCAGGTCCTGCCGCCCGATGCCCAGGTGGTCAAGGACACCAGCATGGCCGAGACCCAGCGCAAGGCCGCGAAGGACCAAGCCGACACTCAACTGGCCCAGGCCAAGTTGCAGAAGGACATCCAGGAGCATGCGATGGACAACCAGACCAAGGTGGCCATCGAAAATGCCAAACTCACACACGAGACCATCCAGCAGGTGGCTCAGGTGCAACCCCCGGCCATGCCGGACCAAATGGGCGCAGGCCCGCAACCTCAAGGAGAGCCAAATGGCAACATCTGACAAAGAACAAATGGGCGAAGATGTGCGCTACCACGCGCGTCTGGCTATGGGCGCGAAGCTCGACGGCACCTCGCTCAAGGCCAAAGGCCAGCCGACCCCCGTCAAAAACACGGGTAAGCCGCAAGGTGGTCTGGCTCAAGCCAAGAAAAAATGATCGAAGCCCTGCTTCACAGGATCAAGCTCAAGCAAGCTGAGATCAGCTTTGCCTTGGCAAACGGGTCGGTGACGACCTGGGAGGCCTACCAGCGCCTCGTTGGCCATCATCAGGGACTGCAAGATGTCCTTGAGATGGTCAACAACATGCTGGAAGAAGAACGAAACCAAGATTGAGGCCCCACTCCGGGGCGAGACCGCGCTGAAAAGCGCATAACGATGCACCTGAAATATGGTGTCAAGGAGAAGAGAGTGAGTGAGAGCAAAAAGGTCGTGGCTTTTGAGGTCACCGACGACATTCCAGACCCGGCAGAACTGGCCTGGGCGTTCCCGGACGTTAAACCCGGCATGATCCCCTTCGGCGGGCGAGTCGTAGTTCAACTACGGCGCATCAAACGCAAGACTGCCGGGGCCATCATCCTGGTCGAGGAGACCAAAGAGAACGAAAAATGGAACAACATGATCGGAAAAGTGGTCGCTGTTGGTCCGTTGGCGTTCAAAAACCGCGACACCATGCAACCCTGGCCGGAAGGCACCTGGGCGCAGGTGGGCGACTACGTCCGAGTGCCCAAATGGGGCGGTGATCGCTGGGAAATTCGCGTCCCCGGCGCTGATGACCTGGAAGACCCAGTCCTTTTCATGACCCTCAACGACCATGAATTGATCGCCAAGGTCGCCTCCAACCCACTTTCTTTCAAAGCCTACGTCTGAGGAGTGAAAAATGGCTGATCCCAACGACAAAAACAGTGAAATTGCCATCCTGGAGGCCCAGGACGGGTCTGCAACGGTGGAATTGACCGATGACTTGCTTGCTGGCGACGATTTCGAGGGTGAAAACACCCCTGCCGAGCCCCAAAAAGCTGGCGGTGAGGTCAATTCTGACGATGACGACCACCCGGACGACGATGCCGAGCTTCGCGCGGCCAAGCGCAACCGCCGCCGTGCCAAAAAGGAGTTGATCCGCAAGACCAACCAGGAAAAGGACATCCGACTCCAGCAACTCCAACGTGAAAACGAGGAGATCAAGCGCCGTTTGAGCCAGATGGAGCGCAACACCCGTGCCGAGCATGTGGTTCGCATCGAAAAGAACCTGGACGATGCCCAGGTCCAACTGGAATACGCCAAGATGAAGCTGGCCGAGGCCGGGTCCTCTGGCGATGGCCAAGCCCTGGTGGAAGCCCAGACCATGTGGGACAACGCACGGGACCAAGTGCGCCGTCTGACCGAACTCAAGCGTCAGGCTGACGAGGAAGCCAAGCGCCCCGAGGTTCCCCAGGTCCAGATGGACCCCGTAGTTCAACGACACGCCGCCCAGTGGATGCGCCGCAATGGTTGGTACAACCCCAAGGCCATGGATGCCGACAGCCGGGTGGCCAAGAGCATCGACGAGCAGATGTCCTCTGAGGGCTGGAACCCTGCCGACGAGGACTACTGGGACGAGCTTGACAGCCGTTTGCAGAAAGTCCTTCCGCATCGCTACAATGAAACCAATGATGACGACAACCGTCAAGTCAGACGACCAAGGAATGTTGTGGCAAGTTCAGGACGCGAAGCATCAGCCGCTTATGGGGGCACCAACCGCACCCAGTTCGTGCTGTCGCCGGATCGTGTCAAGGCCATGAAGGACGCTGGCGCATGGGACAACCCCGAGCGCAAAGCCCGCATGATCAAGAACTTCATTGAATTTGACCGCCGTAACGGCATTCGCAACTAACACTTGGGGAATAACATGACTGAATCTCGTCTCAAAAAATCTCTCAACGCAGGTGGTCGCCATGATCGCGCAAGCGAGGACGCTGGTCGCCGTGCGCCTGAGGAAAAGTTCATTTCTACGCAGGAACGTCGAAAGATGTGGAGCGAGGAATGGACGCAATCAGCATTGCCAAAATTGCCAGAAATCGACGATTGGCACCTTTGCTGGCTCTCGACAACCAACAGCTACGACAGCATCGATAAGCGGATGCGCCTTGGGTACGTTCCCGTGAAAGCGGATGAGTTGCCCGGCTACGAAGACTATCGCGTGAAGTCGGGTGAGCATGTTGGCTACATCTCTTGCAATGAGATGTTGTTGTTCAAACTGCCCATGGACATCTACCAAGAGGTCATGACTCACATGCATCACGACAAACCTCGTGAAGAAGCAGAGAAGATCAAGGTCCAAATGGAAAATCTCCAAGGTCAGCGTGACTCCAACGGTCGCCCATTGCTGAGTGTCGAAGGCGAAGGTTTTGGCTCTATTGAACAGCAACCCAACCGAACCCCCGTCTTTTCGGGGTAACAAGGAGTTTTTCATGAGTGCAACCTCTGCTCCGTTTGGCTTGCGTCCTGCGTTCCATCCCTCTGGTCTGGATCGCGCTCAGGCGCTTGCTGGCGGCATTCCCTCTGCGTTCGCAACGGCTATTTACAAAGGCCAGCCCGTTCGCTACCAAAGCACCGCCATTGGCGGTACCCTCGGCACCATCACCCCTGCCACCACCTCTGGTGCATGGTCTGGTGCTTTCGCTGGTGTTGAATTCACCGACACCACGGGTCGTGCCCGTGTTTCCAATTACTGGCCTGCCAACACCGCCTACACGGCTGGTTCTTGCACTGCCTATTTCTACAACGATCCCAACATCGTTTACGAAATCCAGGCTGATGGCTCGATGGCTCAGACCACGATTGGCAACGAGTACACCTTCACCAACGTGACCGCTGGTTCCACCACCACTGGCCTGTCTGCCGCGACCCTGGGTTCGGCAACTGGCGCTGGCGCTGGCAACCAAGGCCAGATGCGTGTGGTTGATTTGGCTCCCTATGTGGACAATGCGTGGGGCGATGCCTACACCATCGTTCGTGTCGTTAACTCGCAGTCTCAGTTCTTCGGTTCTGTGACCGCCATTGCATAAGGAGCTAGAACATGGCCGCCCCAATGCGTAGTACAGACTTTCGCTCAATCGTTGAGCCTATCCTCAACGAGTGTTTCGATGGAGTCTATGACCAACGTGCCGACGAATGGAGCCGTGTGTTCCGTGAAGAAGACGGCATTCCCCGCAACTACCACGAAGAACCCGTCCTGTACGGTTTCGGTGCCGCACCTCAGTTGCCTGACGGTACGCCCGTGACCTACCAACAGGGTGGTGTCCTCTTCCTGAAGCGCTACCTGTACAAGGTGTACGGTCTGGCCTTCGCCCTCACCAAAGTGCTGGTTGAGGACGGCGACCATATCCGCATCGGTCAGGTCTATGCGCGTCACTTGGCCCAGTCCCTGGTGGAAACCAAAGAACTGTTGGCCGCGAACGTGTTGAACACCGCCTTCAACGCCAGCTACCCTGGTGGCGATGGCGTGTCCCTGATCAACACCGCTCACCCCATCGTGAACGGCACGTTCAGCAACCAGTTGGCAACCGCCGCAGTTCTGTCCCAGACCTCTCTGGAACAGATGCTGATCCAGGTTCGTCAGGCTGTGGACAACAACGGCAAGAAGATCCGTCTGGTGCCCCGTCAATTGATCGTGGCTCCTGGCAACATCTTCCAGGCCGAAGTCCTGCTCAAGAGCGTTCTCCGCACTGGCAATGCCAACAACGACATCAACCCCGTGAAGTCGATTGGCTTGCTGGACGAAGGTGCCGCAGTTCTTTCTCGTCTGACCAGCGCCACCGCATGGTGGGTGCAGACGGACGCACCTGAGGGCTTCAAGCTCCTGATGCGCCGCCGCCTGGAGAAGACCATGGAAGGTGACTTTGAAACCGACACCATGCGCTACAAGGCCACTGAGCGTTACGACATCGGCTACACCGATCCCCGTTGCGCCTACGGTACCCCTGGCGTGTAACTCAAATCGGGGGCTTCGGCCCCCGCTTTCAAGGAGAAACAAATGGGAAACCAAGTGACCAACATTGGTGGCGTTCTTTCCGCTGTGACCAACACTATCGCCTATACCGATAGTTCTGCGGTCACCATCGGTTCGATCCCCGCCAACGCGCAAATTGTTGACATCAACATCGATGTGACCACGGCCTTCAACGCCGCCACCACCAACACCATCACTGTGGGCAAATCTGGCTCTGCCGCCGCTTTTGTGGCTTCGACCAGTATTGGCTCTGCTGGCCGCGCAAGCGTGGCCTCCACGGGCGTTTACAGTGCCTGGGCTGATGTGGGTAGTTACGATGTCCCTGTGACCGCCACGTACTCCCAAACGGGTACTGCCGCGACCGCTGGTGCCGCTCGTGTGACCATCGTCTATCGTTCACCCGCACCTTAAGGAGCCGCATCATGGGTCAATTCAAACCTATGGTGAAGATGTTCACCGACGAGCCTTCAGTGATCCTGAAGCTCAAAAAAGGTGGCAAGGTCAAGTCCAAAGCCGCTGGTCAAGCCGAGGGCTTCAAGTCCATGGCTCACAACACCCACAAAATGTTTGAGGGTGCTGAAGATGGAGTGGCTCCCAAAAAGCCCTCCATGGCGATGCGCCGCAAGTCCATGAACCCCAACCAGTATGCCAAGGGCGGCAAAGTCGCCCACAAGCAACTGGGTGGTGCCATGCCTGCTGTGCAAAACCCTGCTGGCTCCAACGTGGTCGGTGCCGCTCCCATGCAAGCCATGGGTCGTGCCGCTCTCGCTGGGATGGCCCCCGCTCAACGCGCCGCCCGCGCCGCCGCCGTTCGCCGTGCCCTCATGGGCATGAAGAAGGGTGGAGCCGCTTCTGGCGACTGCGCCAAGCTGGAGAAGGAACTCAAGCACCACGAAGCCATGTCGATGGAAAAGGCTCACCCTGTCAAGAAAGCCTCTGGGGGCGCGATTGACAAGGCCGAGACCAAGACCACCCTCAAGAACAGCGTCAAGCCGTTCGCCAAGACCAAGATGGACACCTCCAAAAAGGACAAGGCACACGGCACTGGCGATGTGAAGATGGGTTCGCCTGCTGGCTACAAGATGGGTGGCACCATCGAAGGCAACGAGAAGGCTTTCGAGAACACCAAGATGGTTACCGCCAAGCCTGACCGTGCCCATGGCACCGGCGGGGTGAAGATGGGTAACGCTGGTGGCTTCAAGAAGGGCGGCAAGGTGCCTGGACTGGGAAACGCCATTGAAGGTGGGAACTGGGAAAACCGTCCTGCCAACTCGGCCAAACCTGGGGTGACCAACACCAAGACTGGTGAAGTGAAAGAGGCCAATGCTGGTGGCTACCGCAAAGGTGGTGCCGCAAAAAAAGCCTACGCCACGGGGGGTAACGTAGTCGATGATGGCAAGGCTGAAAAGATGCCGCGCCATTTCGTCAGCCGTCCCGTGGCCAACAGCTTGCAGTCTGGAACCTTCAAAAAAGGTGGCAAGGTGGCTCGTCACGCCGCTGGTGACTCGGTCGAGTACGACCCTGTCATTGACCGTGAGAACCGCCGCATGCAGGCCGAGAAGGATGCTGAGAGGGCAGAGAACGAGTCCATGCGTGAGTCCATCCTGGGCGCACCTGGACGCGCTTATCGCGCCATCAAAGGCATGCTCACTCCCGACCAAAAGCCTGCTGGCAGTGTGACGAAGACTGAGAAATCGGTCACCGTGACACCAGCCAAAAAGCGTGGTGGCAAGTGCTGAATCAGGCGGGGGCTTCGGCCCCCTGCCTTCTTTGAAAGAATGCCATGAAGCAACAAACACTCTCTCAAACTGGAGCAGGCTCAACCTCCCCAGTTGTCGTCAACACGAACGTCACTCCCACCAACATCGGCTTTGGCGTGATCGTGAGTGGCACAGTCAATTTCACCGTGGAACACACGTTTGATGACCCCGCAGTGGGGTTCTCGACTTGGTTCCCTCATCCCACCATTGCAAGCCTTGCCGCGAATGCTGATGGCAACTACGCCTTCCCCGTGACTGGCATTCGGTTGACCGTCAACTCTGGTGGCGGCACGGCCACGTTGAAACTGATCCAAGCAGGTATCTGATGCCTTACGTTGGCTGGTCAAGCGTTGCAAACCAAGCGCAAACCACGCCCGGTTGCGCCTTGAACGTCACTGCTGACGCAAGCTCGGGCGCTTATGGCCAGGACCTCGGCGGCTCTGGTGTGGTGGACACGTACTCGTGTCTGGTGCCCCCGGTTCCCCCGACCACCTGCTTCATCTTGATGGAAAACTCAGGCTATGTCCTTCAGGAGGACAGTAGCAAGATTTACTTGGAGGTCTGCTGAAATGGCTGATCAAAAAATCTCCGCGATGCCTTCAGCATCCACGCTGGACGGCACAGAAATCACCCCCATCGTCCAGGCTGGTGTCAACAAGCAGGTGACCACAGCGAACTACGTGGCGCAGGTTCTCAACGTCAACCCGGCGTTGCCGACCCAAGGTGGCACTGGGATCACCTCCTACACCCTGGGTGACACCCTGTATGCCTCGGCAACGAACGTGCTGTCCAAGCTGGCAGGCAACACCACCACGACCAAGAAGTTCTTGACCCAGACTGGGACCGGGTCGGCCTCTGCCGCCCCTGTTTGGTCGGCTCTCTCGCCATCGGACATCAACACCCAGTACGGTTCTTTCTACTTTGATTACAGCACCACCCTGACCGCTGACATCAGCAACACCGACACGACGATTGCCGTTGCAAGCACCTCTGGATTTTCAACTGCTGGTGCAATTTCAATCGGCATGGAGTTGATCACCTACACGGGCAAGACGGCCACATCGTTCACTGGCTGTACTCGTGGTGCCGCCAACTCTCCAAACGTGGCTCACACCACTGGCACCTATGTCAACGGCGCTCAGGTTGCGACTGCCAACACATCGACCCTGTTGCAGATCAACAGCACCTCTTTGAGCAATGGCGTGACCCTGAACACCTCCACGCAAGAGATTTCATTTGCCATTGGTGGAACCTACAACCTTGCTTTCAGCGCCCAGTTGAACAATTCCGCTACTGGCCAGACCAGGGTGGTGATTTGGTTTGCGGTTGATGGTGTCGATGTTGCAAACTCGGCAAGCTGGGCAACGATTGCTTCTCGTGAGAACGCGACAACCCCGGCATCCACCATCATGGCGGCAAACATCTTCTTGACGGTCACTTCGTCCAACAAGGTGACGATGAAGTGGCTCACCGACGATGGCAACGGCACAATCGTGACCTACCCGGCAAGCGCAAGCCCAGCCTATCCTGCCGCTCCTGCGGTCATCCTTACCGTCAATCAGGTGTCATGATGCCTTTGACCAAATCCAAGTCCCAGAAGGCCTTCCAGGCCAACGTGAAGGCTGAGATCGCCGCTGGCAAGCCCCAAAAGCAGGCCGTGGCCATTGCCTACGATGTCCAGCGCCGCGCCAAGAAGGCCGATGGCGGTGGCCTCTATGCCAACATCCACGCCAAGCGTGAGCGCATCAAAGAGGGTTCTGGCGAGAAGATGAGGAAGCCGGGTGCCCCTGGCGCTCCAACCGCCCAGGCCTTCCGTGAATCGGCCAAGACGGCCAAGCACAAGGACGGCGGCGTGAGCCTTGCCGTGGGTCGTGGTGAGAAGTTGCCCGCCGAGAAGGGGGCAGGCCTGACCGCCAAGGGCCGCGCCAAGTACAACCGTGAGACTGGGTCCAACCTGAAGCCTCCACAGCCCCAGGGTGGTTCGCGTCGAGACTCCTTTTGCGCGAGAATGGGTCCTGTCGCAGAGAAAAGCGAGAAGGGAAGCCGAGCAAGGGCTTCCATGAAGCGCTGGAACTGCCCTGGCTGGTAAAGGAAAAATCATGAGTGAAAGATCAAGAAGCCCGCAAGAACAGCAACAACTTGACAGGGCTCTCAAGCACTTAGACGATTTTGTCAAAGGCAAATTGCCCAAGAAAACTCCTGAGCAAATCAAAGCCGACCGTGAAGCATGGAAGCAAAAATCGATTGCTGACAGGCAGGCTAGGTATGAAAAAGAAATGGCAGAGTCTCGTGCAAGAGACAAAGCCGATTTGGCATCGCTTGAGAAGCGTCACGCCGAACTGTCTGCCATTTATGAAAAAGGCAAATACTGGGAATATGCCGATCGCGATCAAAACATGACTCCAGAGGAGCGCAAGGCTCGTGAAATACGGCCAGCCTTGCTTGATTTGGGTCGTCGGATCGACATAGCCAAGAGCGATAAATCGTACTCCAAGGGCGGGAAAATCGACCTGAAGGATTGCAAGGTATCGACGCACGAAAAAAAATCAAAGAGCAAGAATTGCTGGTGAGGTAGCACATGGCTTACAGCGGAACTGTTGGACAAACTGTCGTCAGCGTTCAGAATTTCATTGACCAGGGTGCCCGCCTGTCGGGAAAGCTGGCCGAGGAGCTGACCGTTGAGCAGGTTCAAGCCTCCAAGCAGGCGCTGTTTTTCGTCCTGAGCAACCTGATCAACCAGGGCATCAACTACTGGGCCATCAACAAGAAGGTTTTTGGCCTCAAGCCCGACCAGTACGAGTATTACCTGCCCTTGGGTGGCGTGGATGTGCTGAATGCGCTCTATCGGCAGATGCAACGCCCCAGCGGGACCTACTCGGCCTCGTCTGGCAATGCCGCCTACGCCTTTGACAGTGATGTGACCACCATCGACACCCAGTCTGCCACCAACGGCAACATCGCGGTCAACTTCGGCACCGACAACCCCATCTATGCTGGCTCCATCGGCATCCTGCCGGGGACGAGCGGTGACTTCCACATCCTCCTGGAGGTGTCGAGCGATGGCTCAACCTGGACCCTCCTGCACGATTGCGGCGTGGAGACCTGGGTGGACAACGAATGGCTGTGGTACGACATCGATCCAGGTGCCAGCAAGCAGTATTACCGCATGCGCGAGACGGGTGGCAACACCCTGGCGGTGCGCGAGTTCTACGTGGGGAACAACTCCACTGAAGTCACCATGGCTCGTCTGAACCGTGACGACTACACGAACCTGCCCAACAAGAACTTCACGGCCAACCAGCCCTACCAATACTGGCTCAACCGCACGATCCCCCAGGCCACCATCACGCTGTGGCCCGCGCCGAGTAACGCCTTCGTGCAGATGACGATTTGGTATTCCCGACAGATCATGGATGTGGGCGACCTCAATGGCCAACTGGAGATCCCCCAGCGTTGGAATCAGGCCATCCAGTTCCTCCTGGCGCACCAGATGAGCATGATCCTGCCCCAGGTCGATTTGGCCAGGATCACCTATCTTGAGGGTCAGGCAGAGAAGTATTTCATCATGGCCGAGAACGAAGAGCGCGACAAGTCGCCGATCTACTTTGCCCCGAACATCAGCGTCTACACGAGGTAATCGATGCCTCGCTTTCTCAACACTGAAGGCAATGCGGTAATCGCAATCTTTATCTGCGACAGGTGCAAGATGAAGAGACCGATCATCGAGGCCATGCCCGACCCCAACTTCCCTGGCTTGAAGGTGTGCCAGCAAGGGTGCGCCGACGAGAAGGACCCCTACCGCTTGCCCGCGCGGAAGACGGAGCGGATCACTTTGCAATTTCCAAGGCCAGATGTTAGCGTTGCGACAGATGACGCAGGCTTGGTATTGACTCCCACGGGGGACAATATCCCTGGCGGCAATCCGAGCGAGTGGTACATCAGCACCGAGAGCGGTGACACAGTGCCACAGCAAAACGGCAACACTGACATCATTTCACCGGGTTCGTAATATGTCTGGACAAGTCACAATCACCCAACTACCCCTCGCGGGGGCCATCACTGGCACTGAGGCGGTTCCCATCGTCCAGAATGGTCAGACGGTGCAAACCACCGCCTCCGCAATCGCGGGCGCGGGCTCACTCAACTACCCCTTCCTGACCGTTGGATCGACGGCAGGCCTCACCCAGGCCCGGTATCTGGCCGTTTCCTCTGGTCTGTCACTGACCGATGGTGGTGCTGGTGGCACCTTGCAGATCAGCCTGACTGGTGCGGCGGCATCGCTCAACAGCGCGGGCACTGGAATCCAGGTCAAAACGGGCGCAAACACGGTCACAGCGCGTTCTTTGGCCGTGGGTGGGGGTCTGACTGTTGCCGATGCTGACGGCGTGTCTGGGAACCCCACAATCAGCCTGGGAACGGTGCTTTCTGGCTTCGCCTCCCTGACTGGGACGGGCATCCTGGCCATGCAGTCAGGCACTCCGGCCAAGATTTCGATCCTGGGGGTGAGTAGTCAGACTACCGTTACCAATGGCAACGGTGCATCCGATGTGACGATTGGCCTTGCGACCAACTTAATCGTTCCTGGAAATGCCAGCTTGACCATTCCAGTCGGCACCACGGGACAAAGATCGGGGACTCCGGCCAATGGCATGCTCCGCTACAACAGCACCTCATTGACCTTTGAAGGCTACTCAAACGGCCTGTGGCGCGATTTCAGCCTGACTGGAGGCGTTTCCCAGATTGACACGGGTTTTGGCCTTTTGGGCGGTCCGATCACCAACACGGGAACGATTAGCGTCGATAGCACGGTGATTGCCACTGTGTCTGACCCTCAAACCTTGACCGCGAAAACCATCAGCGGGTTGAGCAACACCATCACTGATCTCAGCAACGCTTCCTTGGTGAGTTCAGCGGTGACCTACAACGGGGTCACGGTGTCGTTGGGTGGTTCCGGGACGATCAATGCGATCAACCCTGAGATTTTGTCGGCAGGAACTGGATTGACTGGTGGCTCCTACGATGGTTCTGCACCAGTGACTTTCGCAATTGATTCGACAGTTGCCACTCTGACGGGAACTCAGACCCTCACCAACAAGACGATCAGTGGTGCCAGCAACACGCTGTCAAACATCGGCAACTCCAGCCTGACCAACTCGTCGATCACGATCAACGGCTCGTCGGTGAGCCTGGGTGGGTCTGTCACGGTGACGGCCACGGCATCCCAGGTCTTGACCATCGGCACTGGCCTCACTGGCACGAGCTACAACGGCTCGACGGCTGTGACCATTGCGATTGATTCCACGGTTGCCACGCTCACGGGCTCTCAGACCCTGACCAACAAAACGATTGATGGCGGGTCGAACACCCTCCAAAACATCCCCAATGCGGCCCTGACCAACTCGTCGGTGACCGTGGGCACGACTGCAATCTCTCTTGGCGGCTCATCCCTGACGCTCGGCGGTCTGACTTCTGTGGCGGTGACGCAAAACCCGACAACAGCTTTGCAGTTGGCCACCAAGCAATATGTGGACAACTTGGCCGCATCCGGCATCCACTATCACGACCCAGTCTATGTTGAATCGCCAAACACGGCTGGTAATTTGAATGCCACCTACAACCAGCCTGGGGGTCCAGGAAACGGCATTGGAGCAACCCTGACCAATGCGGGTACGTTGGTTGCCCTGACGATTGACGGCGTTTTGATGACTGTCGGCAAGCGGGTGTTGATCTACAACCAAACAAACCAGTTTGAGAATGGCGTGTACACGGTCACCACAGTTGGGGATGGCTCCACCCCCTGGGTGTTGACTCGCGCCACGGATGCAGACACCTATTCGCCATTCAGCCCCAATTCATTGGGACAAGGCGATGCCTTTTTTGTCACCAATGGCTTGACTGGGGCAGGTGAGACTTACATCTGCAACACGGTTGGCACAATCACTTTTGGCACAACTGCGATCACCTTTGCCCAAATCAGCACCGCGCAGGTTTACTCTGCTGGAACTGGGTTGACGCTGACTGGAACCCAGTTCTCCATCACCAACACTGCGGTCACGGCGGCATCCTACGGTTCTGCTTCTTCCGTGGGCACCTTCACGGTCAATGCTCAGGGCCAACTGACTTTGGCCGCATCCACACTGATTGCAATCGACGGCAATCAGATCACCTCTGGAACGGTGGGCGTGGGATACGGCGGCACTGGCCTGTCGTCCTACACCGCAGGTGATTTGGTCTATGCGTCCGGCACGACCACCTTGTCCAAGCTGACCTTGGGCACCACCAACTATGTCCTCACTGCTGGGGCTACGGCACCGCAGTACGTGGCGCAGTCCACCTTGTCTGTGGGCTCGGCAACCAATGCCACCAACACTGGCATCACATCCAACTCGACCAACGCGACGAACTACCTCACCTTCGTCTCTGCGACTACCGGGAATCTCCCCCAATTGGTAAACTCATCCATAACCTGCAACCCAAGCACAGGCCAGATCACTGGCGGCATTGCTGGGGGTTCTTTCTAAGGAAGCAAAATGGCGGCAACTGGCTATACCCCCATCCTGATCTACGCGAGTGGAACGGCAACCAATGTGCCCCTCGCGGCGAACCTCACCAGTGGGGCCTCTGGTGCTGAACTGGCCCTCAACTACACCGATGGCAAGCTCTACTACAAGGACAACTCTGGCGTAGTTCAACTACTGGCCTCAAAGGCTGGCGCATCTGGCTCGGTGAGCAGTGTCGATGTGTCCGGCGGCACCACGGGTTTGACGACCACTGGCGGGCCTGTGACGACTTCGGGGACCATTACCTTGGCTGGCACCTTAAGCGCCGCCAACGGGGGCACTGGAGCCAACTCTCTGACCGCAAACTCAGTCCTCCTGGGCAACGGCACCAACCCCTTGCAATTGGTGGCCCCAGGAGCCGCTGGCAACGTCCTCACCAGCAACGGAACAACCTGGACCTCCAGCGCCCCGGCGGCTGGCGGTACGGTGACCAGCGTGGCAGTTTCGGGCGGCACGACTGGCCTGACGGTCACGGGAAGCCCGATCACCACATCCGGCACGATCACCCTGGCTGGCACTCTGATCGCATCCAACGGCGGTACCGGGCTCTCCTCGTACACCGCTGGCGATCTCCTGTATTACGCCACTGGAACAGCCCTGTCGAAATTGAGCATCGGCGCATCAAACTACGTGCTGTCGTCAAGCGGTTCTGCTCCTCAGTGGTCCAACACGCTGTCGGTCTCAACTCTGACCCTCTCCAGCAACCTGACCCTTAACGGCGGCACGGCCAACGGCATTGTGTATCTCAATGGCTCAAAGGTTGCGACCACCGGGGCCGCTTTGGCTTTTGATGGCACCAACTGGTCAACCACTGGGACGGCAACTGCCGCCGCATTCATTCCGTCTGGCTCCTCGGTGCCGACCAACGGCATTTACTTGCCAGCGGCCAACACGCTGGGCTTTGTGACCGCGAGTGGCGAAGATGGCCGATTTGACGCAAACGGCAACTTCCTGATCGGTGGCACCGCCGCGCGAGGAACAACCGCTGGCACCAAGCACCTTGACCTGTTTGACGGCACGGCACCCGCTGGCACGTTGACAAACGGCGTTTCGTTGTATTCGTCCTCTGGCGACCTCAACTTCATGAACTCGGCTGGTAACGGGTTCAAAGTGGGCTACCGCAACGTGCCTCCTGTGGGCACCAAGACTGGCTCATACAGCCTCGCCGCCGCCGATGTTGGCAAATACGTTCAGCTTGGCTCTGGCGGCTCCATCACGATCCCAGCCAGCACCTTTGCTGAAGGCGATGTGGTCTCCCTGGCCAACAACACCACGGGCAACATCACCATCACCTGCTCGGCTGTGACGACCTACATCGCTGGCACTGACTCAGTGAAGACATCACTCACCTTCGCAACGCGCGGCGTGGCAACGGTGTTCTTCCTGTCAAGCTCTGTCTGTATCGTTACTGGGAATGTGACCTGATATGACTGGAATCGCTCAACTACTGTTGGCTGGTAAGGTCGCTCCTGCGGCGTTCACTTTGACGATTTCCACAAACCAGACCAACGCAAACCTGAGGTCTCTTGCTGTCACGGCAGGATGGGATCAATCATCGCAACTCAACGCCACCATCAACTCCGGCGTGTACATCTCCAGCAACTCCACAGGAACTCCTGCTCTGACGGTCAGTGGATCATTCCCAGGCGGCGTGACCCTTGTAAATGGCGGGTTCATTTATGGCATGGGTGGTGCTGGAGCTGGTGGTGGAGTTAGTGATGGTTATGGAGGATCTAGTGGCGGGGCCGGTTCTGCTGGCGGGTTGGCTCTTTCTGTTTCTTCTGCAATCACTATTACCAACAACGGAACCATTGGTGGTGGGGGCGGTGGCGGTGGCGGTGGCAGGGGAAGTCAAGGTGCATCTGGAGGCGGTGGCGGCGGTGGTATCAGTTCGTTCGCCGCCAACTCTGCGGCTGGTCCGGCTGGCACGAACTTCGGGGGTTCTCGCGGTAGCGATGGAAATGCCGGAACTTATACTGCGGCGGGAAGCGGTGGTGGCGGTGGATATTTTTCTTCGTATTGCCCATGCTTTGGAGTCACTGTCTACTCAGGCGGCACAGGCGGCACTGGTGGATCAAGAGGCGCATCAGGATCAGCCGCCAGCGGAGGAAATGCCACCTACCTATCCAACGGTTCTGGTGGCTCCGGGGGCGGCGCAGTCTCAGGAAATTCAAACATCACTTGGTTGGTTACAGGAACAAGACTCGGGAGCATCACATGAGCATCACTTATTCTTTTGAAATCGTTGCGGTCGATCAAGCCGCTCGATGCATGGAGATCGTCTACACAGCAGACGGTCACCAGACCATGCACATCGGCGCTCGACTGCCGTATGAGGGCGAGACGCTGGAGCAAGTTGTTCGCATGTATGAGCCAGTGCGCTACTGGGAAGAGCAACAAGCCGCTGTGGTGGTCCCTGAGGTTGGGACAACGGGGACTCTTGCTCCTCTTCCCCCTCCTGAGCCGATTGTTGTGCAGGCCGCTCCAAATCAGCCTACCGTTCAAGGCGCTCAAACCCTATGACACCCGTCTTCCCCAAGTTCCAGGTCATTCAAGAGGGAACAGAGATTCGCATTTATCACGCAAATGCAGGGGAAGGCTTGCCAAAGCATGAGCATGCCTACACGCACCTCACGATGTGCCACGCTGGCAAATGCATTGTTCGCAAAGAAGGTCGTGAGTTGGTCATGACAAAAGACACTCAACCCGTCAACTTGATTGCTGGGGAGTGGCACGAAATCGAAGCGTTGGAAGACGGGACGGTTTTCGTGAATGTTCTCGCTGAAATGAAAAACTAACCATCGGAGATCGAAATGGAATCACTGCAAATTTCAACCCAACTGCTCAACCAGATCATTGGCTATCTCGGTACCCGCCCGTACCAAGAGGTCCACCAAATCATCCAAGCCCTCCAGCAGGAGGCCGCAAACCAGCTTGCCGCACCGCAGGCACCCTCAGAGGGCTCTTTGAAGGAACTTGACTGATGGATTCGCAGGCGATTTTCAACATCGTTGTTGGAATCGCCGCCTTCTTTGGCGGCTGGGTTCTCAACAGCATCACGAAGGCCATCGAGCGCCTGGACACTGATGTCAGGGCCATGCCGCACACCTATGTCACGCAGGATCAATACCACCGTGACATCGATGAAATCAAGGACATCTGCAAGCAGATCTTCAACAAGCTGGACGCGAAGGCAGACAAATGATGGACCAGACCGACATCAAACTGTTCAAAGCTCAGGCCCAGGCTGAACTCAACCGCCTGGAAGCCCAAAGCACGGCCAAAGAAGTGGCTGGCAAGGCAATTGGCAAGCACGGGCTGGCCTACATCACCGCCATTGTGGTGGTGGGCGTAGGAGCCAGTTTGATGCTGGAGGAGTCCAAGATCGCCGCTGTGATCGGTTTGGTGTCTGCGGCCCTGACCGCCCTCATCTCGATGCTCAACGGCATCGCTGGAGCCTCGCCCAAGCAGGAAAAACCCGAGTTTGAAATCATGAAGGAGTTGATTGCTCGACTCGACAGGATGGCAGACCGCGACCCGATGACCGTCCATGTGGAGAACGACAAGGTGACCGTCCGCAAGGGCGACAACGAAACCGTCTCAAAAAGGGGTGAATGATGGACTGGCTCAAACAGATTGCTCCGACGATTGCCACGGCCTTTGGTGGTCCCCTGGCTGGGATGGCCGTGACCGCCATTTCCAAGGCCATCGGGGTCGAGCCTGACAAGGTCCAGGACATGATCTCCAACAACAAGCTCAGTTCCGAGCAAATTGCCCAACTCAAGGTCGCTGAGATCGAACTCCAGAAACAGGCCCAGGAGCTTGGACTGAATTTTGAAAAATTGGGTGTGGATGACCGCAAATCGGCCCGTGACATGCAAGCCGCCACCCGATCCATCGTGCCCCCGATCCTTGCCACGGTCGTCACCGTGGGCTTTTTTGGCATCCTGGGCATGATGATGACGGGCAAGGTGGATTCCAGCAATCCAGCCCTCATGATGATGCTGGGCTCCCTGGGCACGGCCTGGACGGGCATCATTGCCTACTATTTCGGCTCCAGCGCGGGCTCCCAGGCCAAGACTGACCTTCTCTCCAAGGCCCAGCCCATCAAATGAACCTGAGCGCGCATTTCACCCTGGAGGAGGCCACCTATAGCGAGACGGCCATTCGCCTGGGAATCAACAACCAGCCAAGCGCCCAGCAGTTGGCCAACATGGTGAGTGCCGCCGCCCAATTGGAGGCCGTGAGGGCCTTTTCCGGGCCTTTGCGGGTCAATTCCTGGCTTCGCCTGCCCGAGGTCAATGTGGCCGTTGGCGGGGCCAGGGCATCCTCCCACATGGACGGCTGGGCAATTGACTGTAGTTCAACTACGCACACCCCCTACCAACTGTGCCAGATGGTCAAGAGTGCCGGGATCAAGTTCGACCAGATGATCCACGAGTACGGGCGCTGGATGCACATCAGCTTCGCCCCCGAGATGCGCCAGCAGGAACTGACCATCTTCAAGCCAGAGGGAAAGTACAAGCCGGGGATCCTGACGGAGTCTGAGTACCATGCCGCTTGATGCCAACCCCGTCCTGGTGGGAAAATCCGCGCAACCGAAAGGCCCGAAATGACGACACCATCCTGGGTAATGACCTACGACAGCCTGACTTCCACGGTCCTCCAGTACCTTGAGCGCCGAGATCGGGCTGTAGTTGATGCGGTACCCACCTTCATCACCCTGGCCGAATTTGAGATTGCCGAGCAAATCAAGACCTTGGGCCAACTCCAGGTGGCTGAGTCCACCATGCTGGCCGACAACGCCCTCCTGCAAAAGCCCGCGCGGTGGCGCAAGACGGTGTCGATGAGCGTCAAGGTCAACGGCAAGAAGCAACCCGTCCTCCTGCGAAAGTACGAGTACCTCAAGAACTACTGGCCTGACTCCAATCAGACTGGTGTGCCCCTGTACTACGCCGATACCAACTGGGATCACTGGTATCTCGCCCCGACCCCGGACCAGGACTATGAATTTGAGGTGCTGTACTACGAGCGCATCGCCCCCTTGAGTTCGACCAACCAGACCAACTGGCTGACTCAGAACGCGCCCAACGCGATGCTGTTTGGCACCTTGCTCCAGGCCATGCCGTTCCTCAAGAACGACCAGCGCCAGATCTTTCAACAGAAGTACACCGAGGCAATGCAGACCCTCAAGGGCGAGGATGTCTCACGAGTCGGTGACCGTCAAGCCGTTGCAGTGGATAGCTGATCATGACAACCTACACGAACCCCTACACAGGTCAGACCATCAGCCCATCCCAGGTGGGCTATGAGTACCTGAGCATCTCCACCAACACTGAGCTTGAGTGGCCCATCAACGGCAACACCACCGATGTCGTCGCAAATATCATCGAGGTGAATGCGACTGTCGCCAGCCTTGAGTTGACCATGCCCCCGGCCACCCAGGTGTCCGTGGGCCAGTCGGCGCTGATCCGCAACGTGGGCTCCAACTCCTTCACGGTGGTGGACAACAGTGGCAACACGATTGTTTCGATTTCCTCCGGCATCGCTGAGTACGTCTATGTGACCGACAACACCACGGTGGACGGAACTTGGACTAGCGTGACCTTTGGCGCTGGAATCTCATCTGCAAACGCCGCCACCCTTGCTGGATTTGGTCTTCAGGCCATCAGCACCACGCTGAACACGGCAACCCCCGTCACTTCTGTTTCCTCAAATTACCTCGTCAGCAATGTGGACCGCTCCTCAATCCTGGTCTGGACTGGTGGTGCGGGCACGTTCACGTTGCCATCTGCTGGGAGCCTTGGTGAAAGCTGGTTCGTCGTCGTCAAAAACAACGGCTCTGGCATTCTGACCGTCACACCAGCCGGGACCGACACAATTGATGGCCAAGCAAATGCTCAGTTGCAGATCGACGAGTCGTTTGTTCTGGTTTCAACTGGCACCAACTGGGTCTCCTATGCCTACGGTCAGTCGGCGCAGTTCTTCTTCACCCAGTTGACCAAGGTGGTGACGGGTGGCACGGTCACGCTGACCGCCTCCGAAGGCTCTGCCATCATCCAGGAGTACACGGGCACCCTGACGAGCAATTGCACGATTATTCTGCCCCCCACGGTCCAGTTGTACTCCCTCAAGAACTCGACGACTGGAGCATTTACGCTGACCTTCAGCACGGGTGTGATGGGCGGCACTACGGTGACTTTGCCACAAGGCCAGACCATCATTGCAATCTGCGATGGCACCAACGTCTACAGCGCCCAGACCGCGACCACCAGCTTCATCAGTTCTTTGACCCTGGGCAACGGTTCAGCCGCCGCGCCATCGCTGAACTTCTTCGGTGACACGGTGACAGGTCTGTACCTTGCTGGCACCCACCAGTTGGGCTTTGCGATCAATGGTGTGTCTGCTGGCCAATTGACATCGAGCGGCCTCCTGCTCCCCGTGGGCGTTGCTGGCGGGCAGTTCTGATGACAGCAAAGGTCGTAACGCTCAACATTGGCGCAGGTATCCAGCGCGATGGGACTCTCTTCGCGTCGAGAACCTACGTCAATGGCAAATGGGTGAGGTTCCAGTACGGTCGCCCACGCAAGATCGGCGGCTACAAGGGCATCTTCCTGAACGCCAATGGGATCAGCCGGGGCATGATCATGAGCGCCGACAACGGCCTCAACTACGTGGTCTCTGGCTACAACAACGGCCTGGAGCGATGGACCACTGACAACGACGATGGCGTGGGTTTTGGTCCAACCCCAATCGTTCTCACGGGTCCAATCGTTGAGGTCCAAATCACCAACCAGGGCGGTGCCTACACCAATGGCACCTACACCAACGTGCCTATCAATGCCACATCAGGAACTGGTGGGAAGGCAACCGTGGTAGTTGCGGCCAACGTGGTCAGCACCATCACGATCACCAGCGGTGGTGCCGACTATGCTTTTGGTGAAGCAGTCACGATCAACCCTGCCGACATCGGCGGCACTGGATCTGGCTTTGCCGGGACCGTGAGCAAGATTGCAGGCTTCTACCCCAGCGACAACACTCTGTGGCAGTTCGACATCGGCTATGACGCGCTGGGCAACGGCCAGAACAACCTGATCGCCCATCCTGGCCAAAACCTCAACGACATCACCTCCACGGTCAACACCCGGCCCTTCTTTGGCCCCTTCACTGGCACCACGGTGTCAGCGGTGGGCGTGTTCACCGCCACAGGCACGACGACGAGCGGCCTCAACACGGTGACCTTTGCCACCACCATCGCGGCGATTGGGGCTGGAGTGGCTGTGTCAGGCACTGGCATCCCTGCTGGGACTACGGTGGTGTCGGCGGCTGAGGTGGGCGGCACCTGGACGGCCACATTGAGCGCCAACGCCACGGCATCCGGGACTGTCACCCTGACCTTCGACAACCAAATCGAGGTCTCTGGGGGCATCGTGATGCTGTTCCCGTACCTCTTTGCCTACGGGAATAATGGCCTGATCGCCAACTGCGCGGCAGGCGACTTCAACAACTGGACCTCAGCCGACTCCAACCGCAACAACATCTCCTCCACCAAGGTGGTCAAGGGCCTACCCCTGCGCGGCGGCACGACTTCCCCGGCAGGCCTCTTCTGGACCCTGGATTCCGTGGTGCGCGTGACCTACTCGCCCACCACCGTGGGCAATGAGACCCTTTACTGGCGCTATGACCTGATCACCCAGCAATCCTCGATCATGTCGAGCCAGTGCGTGATCGAGTATGACGGCATCTTCTACTGGGTGGGCTCTGACCGCTTCCTGATGTACAACGGTGTCGTCCAGGAGGTGGAGAACAAGCAGAACTTCAACTACTTCTTCGACAACCTGAACATCGCCCAGCGCCAGAAGGTGTGGGCAAGCAAGGTGCCCCGCTGGGGCGAGATTTGGTGGTTCTTCCCATCCGGGGACAGCACCGAGTGCAATGACGCGATCATCTACAACGTGCGCGAGAAGGTCTGGTATGACGCTGGCCAAGCCATGGGCGCACGGCGCTCTGCTGGCGTGTTCTCCGAGGTCTTTCGCTACCCCATCTGGGGTGGCTGGGATGAGAATGAAGAGGGTAACTACACCCTGTGGCAACACGAGAGCGGCACCAACGAGGTCTACACCAACAGGGTGAACGCCATCGACTCCTGGTTTGAGACTAACGCGCTAGGCTCCGAGGTGGGCTTGGTGGGCGCTGTGCAACAGCCTGGGGATAACGTGTGGACACGCTGTGAGCGCGTCGAACCTGACTTCGTGCAGGTGGGCGACATGTACTTGGTGGTGACGGGTAAGTCCTACGCCGAGGACGTTGACGACCCGTCAGAGCCCTACACGTTCAGCCCTGACACCCTCAAGGTGGACATGAAGGAACAGCGCCGTGAATTGCGCTTGCGCTTTGGGAGCAACACCCAGAACGGCAACTACTTCATGGGCCGAGTGCTTCTGAGCATAGACACTGGTGACGTTCGCGGGACGGGTAACCCATGATCTCCTACGACCCTCGCGGCATGACCTGGGATCAGTATTGCAAGCTGATGGCCGAACTGTTCGCGCCCCAGCAGTTGGGGTACGTGGTCGAGGATGCCTGGAGGTCCTGGGTCGATGGCCTCAACGGGATTGGATACTTCGTGCAGTCCGGCATCCCGGACCATCGGCCATACGAGAATTGGCAGGACTGGGCCACGGCCATGGTCGGCATCATGAACATTCAAGGATAAAAAATGGCAGACGGAACATCACCCCAAGAGGCGCAGGAGATCCAGCGGATCGCCCACGACTACTTCCTGCAAGAGTCTGGCTCCGAGGAAGGTGCCCAGGAGATGCTGAGAAAGCTGGCTGGGATGCTTCAAGAGCCTGGGGTCAAGCTCGTTCACTTGGGCAATGTGCTGTTCCTGGTCCTGGTGCGCGGCAAGGGTGTTTTGGAGTTCCACACGATTGGGACTGAGGCCTCGCCCCAGGCTTATGCTCAAGACCTCGTTGACTTGGCCAAGTACGTGAAGAACATCGGCACCAAGCTGGCCTATACCTACACTGAGAGCCGAGTGTTTGATCGAGTTGCCCGATTGACTGGCCTACCCATCACCAAGACCGAGTCGAACATCGACGGCAAGCGAGTCTACGTTTACGCCATGGAGTTCTGACATGCCAGCCGCACCGTTAATCATTCTTGCCGCAGTTGAAACTGGTGCCGCCGCCGCGATTGGGACGGCCATCGTTGGTTCCACTGTTTCGGCTGGGATCGCAACAGCAGTCGGTGTCGGTGTCGTTTCTGGCGGCATCACAGCGGCCCAGGGTGGCGATGCCAGCGACATCTTGCAAAGCGCAGTGATTGGCGGGGTGACTGCTGGGATCGGCTCTGAAATCGCCTCTGGCGTGTCTCAGTCGTTGGTTGAAGCCGGGGTGGACTCAGCCATGGCATCCGTGGCTGGATCGGCGACCTCTGGCGCGATCAAGGCTGGCCTGACTGGTGGAGACCCATTGCTGGGTGCCCTGTCTTCAGGCCTGACCAGCGGTGCCAATCAAGTCATTGGTGCCCTGGCCGATCAAGCCACGATCAACGACTTCAACACCGCCACCGCTGACCAGTTGGCCGCTGAGAACGCCCAGTTCACTCCCCCGACCAGCGAGGATGTCCTGTCGGCCATGGGTAGCACAGCGCCTGAGGTGCCCACCACGGGCCTTCCTGATGTGCCCCAGGTAGCAGAGACCACCAGCCCCACTGAGGTCGTGGATGTGCCTGCTGGTGGCCTTCCTGAGTCAGTTGATACGGCCACCGCCTTCCCCGAAAACCTGGATGCGCCTTCGGCCTTTCCTGTGGCCCAAGAGGTGTCTTCACCCCTTCCTGTAGAGCCCGATCTTCCACAGGACCAGTTGGTTGATTCGACCTCCACCCAGGCGCAAACTGAGGTGCCCGGTGCCTTACCCGCTCCTGACGCGACAGAAATGTTCGGCGAGGCCCCCACTGAGCAGACGGATGTGGCTGGCGCTTTGCCTGCGGTGCCCACCGAGCCCGCACCTGAGGTGACCAACATCGCCGACATTGGTGGTGGCCTGCCCGTAGAAACCCTTCCCCAAGAGCCTTACCTGACTGCGGGTGCTGGCACTGACACCACCACCTTGGCCGGGACTGAACCCATCGACGAGCCCTATGCAACCGCCGGGGCTGGCCCAAGCACCACTGAGCCCACCGAAACTACGGCCCAGGACACAACTGTCACCAAGCCCCCAGGGATCAGGTTCAACCTGGGAGCCGCCGCCAGTGCCCTGGGTGCCTTGGGCGGCTTAAGGGGCACCACAGGGGGCCTACAAGGCACTCAGCAGGCCGCTGGAGACTCTGGCATCCCCTGGCTCAACACAGCGCCCCAAATGCTGGCTGGACAGGCTCCTACGCGAAGCCCTGACATCATTCCCGAGCTTCTCGCGGCCCTCCAGGAGCGCGGGATCGGCGCGGCCCACGGTGGGTCGATCCACGGGTATGCGGCGGGTGACTTGGTCAACACCTGCCTGAGTGATGCCCTCAAGAGCCTCACCGCCGCGCCCAAGTTCTACCCCGTCAAGTGCAACATGCTGACCATGCCTGCGGTCAAGCGCAGTCCCCTGGCTTTGGCTGGCCTCAAGCATTTGCAACCCCGCATCGCCGCCGCTGGCAACATTGGCGGCATGGCGCGTGGCGGTCTCCCTGCCAAGTACCGCGAAGCCGCGCCTGACGGCCACAATCCCGAGTTCATCACCGGGTTGACCGGGTACTACGCTGGTGGCCGTGGCACGGGCCAGTCGGACGACATCCCGGCCATGCTCCATGACGGCGACTACGTGATCGATGCCGAGGCCGTTTCGGCCTTGGGTGACGGCTCTAGTAAGGCTGGAAACGAGGTCCTGATGGACTTCATGAAGCAGGTGCCCCACCGCATGGCAATCGGCGGCAACCCCGTCCCGGCCAAGATCGCTGACGGCGAGGTGGTCCTGCCTGCATCGTTCGTGACCGCCCTGGGAGGCGGTGACAACAAGCGTGGTGCCCGCATGCTCGACCAGATGCGCCAGCACCTGCGAGAACACAAAAGATCGGCTCCCAACAGTAGAATCCCCCCGAAGGCTAAAACTCCCATGGAATATCTCAGGGGTGTGAAAGGTTAAACATGGCAAACATGCTTCAATCCGCGCAAACTCAGGCAACACAAGCGCCGAGTTTTTACACCGACTACCTGAGCAACATTGCTTCCAAGGCGCAGGGCTTCCTGCCGGGTGGTGCAAACGCTCCTCAGTTCGTTGGTGCCCAACCCCTCCAGCAGAAGGCTTTCGAGGCCGCATGCACCACCGCAGGCACCTACCAGCCCTTCGTGCAGGCTGGCCAACAGTACCTTGGCCAATCCGCTGGGACTGACATCACGGGTGCCGCCCAGCCCTTCCTTGAGGCAGGCACCAGGGCAAGCCCCCTATGCGCCGCGCGACCCCTGATCAACACCGCCACATGCCTGAACCTGGGCTGTCTGGCGGGCCAATACATGAACCCCTTCGTGCGGAATGCAGTGTCCTGCTTGGCCGACATTGGGATGAGGAACATCCGCACCAACCTGTCGCCCCTGGCCACCGCCGCCGCAGTGGGGTCTGGTCAGTTCGGCTCCCAGCGTGGTGCCCAGGTGCTGGGTCAGGTCCAGTCCAACGCCATGCGTGACCTCAACAGCCAGATCGCCAACATGCTCACCAGTGGGTACGGTCAGGCGCTGACTGCCGCAGGCCAGAAACAATCTGCCCTGGGCCAGTTGGCTGGCACCACCGCATCGGCCCAGCAGGCTCAGAATCAGGCCCAGTTGCAAGCCGCCCAGACAGCGGCCAGTTCTGCCGCCCAGGAGGCTCAGGCGCTCCGCGAGGCAGGCCTTGGCATGGGAACCCTGGGTCAGGCAGGCCAGAACATCAACTTGGCCGACATCAACGCCCTGGCGACCCTTGGTGGCCAACAGCAGACCATCGGCCAGAACCAGCAGATGTTCCCCCTCACCACCCTGTCGAACCTTGCGTCGATCCTCCAGGGCTACAGCATCCCGACGACGACCCAGACGACCTTGTGCATGTCGCCCCTTTCTGGTTTGGCTTCCGTGGCTACTGGTGCCTTGGGCATGATGACTCCCAGGTACGATGCCCAGGGCAATCCGATCCCCGGAACCGCCCCCTATCAGATCGCCAGCAATGCATTCAAGAATCTGTTTGGCAATCAGCCGAGCGTCAGCCCTGGAACGACTCCAAGCCCAGGCCTCAACCCCGATGCAACTCAATCAGACTACGGCGCTCAATTTGATTTGCCTGTTGGCGACATCAGTGATTTTTATTCGTGCGGGTCATTTGCCGAAGGCGGCATTGTGAAAGCAAAATCAGGCGGTGCCATTGGATGTGCATCAACTCGCAAACGTGGCGGCTTGCCCAGCTAAGGAGTGACCAATGACCACAAGCAAATACCCGGTTGAGTTCCCAGAGGTGAAGTCCGGGCTGGACATCAACACCCTACCCACTGCTGGTTACACCACCGACCCCGCCATCAAAAAGCAAGTTGATGCCGCCCTTGAGGCCTACAAACAGCAAACGGATGCGCTGGAACAGCGGTTTGCCCAGCCCAACTGGTTCAAGGTGGCCGCAGGTTTTGCCAAGCCCCAACTGGGCGGCTTCCTGGCCTCCCTGGGAAGCGCCTCTGAGGCCATGGGTGAACAACAAGAGGCTCAACGAGCCATCATGCCCACCATCGCCAGGATGAGGTCTGAGATCGCCGCCAAGCAGGCTGGGTTTGAAGTTCGCATGAAACAGCAGGAGCTGTTCAACCAGTGGCAAAAGACTGGCAAGCCGATGGATGCCACCACCTTTGCAGACATCACCCAGTATGGCGCTGACACCGATGTCGCCAAAACGGCAAAGTCCTACTACGATGCCGCGCAAAAGGGCCTGGAAATCACCAGGGAGGCCGTTGGCGCAATGGGCAAAGATCCTCTCATGCCCCTGGAAGATTGGACCAAATTTCAGTTGAGGCCCGATGCTGATCAGACTTCCATTCAGAAAAAACAAAATGAATTTGAGTCTGCCCTGAATGCCGCCAAACCGCCGCAGATCGATCAGGCTCAGTGGAACGCCATGTCTCGCTACGAGAAGATGGAAGAGTCTGCAAGTTACGCCAGGGCACAGCGTGAATCTGGCATGGGCGCTGAAACCGCCGTTCAACAGCAGGCCACTCAGGCACCTACGCGCCTGTCTTTGCTGGGTTCAATTCGTGACTTGGCAATGGGTGTTGGCCTGGGGACTGTCAAAGGCCCTGACGGCAAGGAAATCACTGGCCAGCAACAGATGGCGGCGTTGCTCAACTACTTTGGCGGCAACAATCCGTTTGAAGTGCTTGCCCGTGCGGCGGCTGATGGCAAACTGAGTGAGAGATTGGCTGACATTGACAGGTATGCCCGACAGTCCAACATGTCGCCTGAGGCAAAAGACAACTTCCAAAAATTGTCCAAGTTGCTTGCCGAGAATCAGGTCAACTTGCGTAACGGCGCTATCAACCCAACCGATCAGTTCTCTGCTCTCCAGCAGGCAGGTTCACCCAACATTGGCAACTCTCAAACCGCGCTGGTGTCTTTGGTTGATTTGATGGGTCACGGAGAAAAGAACGCGATTGACAAGTATCGCTACATCCTGGACAACAAAGTGCCCTTCCGTCAGCTTGGGGTTGACGCTGGGTACCTTGAAAAGCAACGTCAGTATGCCGAGGAGCATCGTCGGATTGCCACATCCAATCCTCTGGTCAATACGCCGTCCTGGTACAACCCGGCTGGCGGCGCGAAGTCTGCATCACAAGCCGCTCCTCAACCTTCGGCGGCTCCGTCTGCCAAGTCCACTTCTCCGCAAGCACCTGCCAAGAGGCCTGCTAAACGCGAATTTGGCGACAAGACGTATTATCTTCAGCCTGATGGAAGTTATGACACAGTGGAAGGCGGGGGCAGACCATGACATCTTTGGCCGACTACAACAACAACCCTGGTAATTTGAAGCCGCCCGGTGGGAAGGTTGATTTTTACAAGGGCCAGATTGGTGTCGATGACAATGGTTTTGCCGTCTTCAAAAACAAAGACTTTGGCCGCAAGGCGCTGGTTCAGGACTTGGAAGCCAAGATCAAGCGCGGTGTCAACACGCCCGAAAAATTCATCGACATCTACTCGCCCGCTGGGCCTGAAAATTACGATGAAGAAGGTCGTGACAACTACAAGCTGTACATCGCCCAGCAGTTGGGGTTGAGCGGCACTGGGAAGTCGTTCAGCAAGGAACACATTGAGAAGCTGGCCGATGCCGTGACCGCCTTTGAGGGCGGCACATGGATGGACAAAGGGGGAAAGGAAGAGCCAGCAGAAGCCCCTCAAACCGCACAAGCGCCTGCCGCAGAGCCTGCTGGCGGCGATGAAGGTGAGCGCCTTGAGCCTACCCGCAGGCAAGAAATTCCAGGCGTTCCTGAGGCCGATAAAGACGCTTTGCGAGTGATTGGTGGAGTTGGTGGTGCATCGGCCACGGCAACGCTTGAAGCAAGCAAAAAAATCCTTCCTTTGATCCCCAACATTGTCAGAGGTGTGACTGGCAATCAGCCCAGCCCTACCAGTGCATCCACCCGTTATGGTTTGCAAAAGTATCTCAACAGCCAAATTGCACCCAACTTGCGACTGCCGCTGACTGAACTTGAGAGATTGACTGGTGGGAACAAAATTCGCACTATGAGCGAGGTTCAGCAAGCCCTTGATGCAATCAAAGAGGTGAAGAGTGAGCGTGTTGGAAAGACTGTTTCGACCGACCCAAGAACTGGACAGCCCAAACAAATTTTCAGCACCACGCCGGGAAGGCCTGCTGTTGACTTGACTCCTTATGAGGTCAAGCCGACCGGGCCGTTGGGGAAAATGGCTGGGCGTGAATTGCAAGCTGGCTCTGAATTTTTGAAATCGTTGGCCCCCTCTTTTGGCCGTGTTGCTGTTGGTGGCCTGGGTGGTTTGAATGCCGCAGTGACTGGTTATGAGGCCGATGAAATGCGACGAGAACTCGCAAAAATGGAAAATCCAAGCTGGGCTGACTACGCGCGGCTGGCATCCAAGTATTTGGCCACTGCTGGCGGCGGCTTGAGCATGTTTCCCAGTGGCATCACTCAGGCGGCTGGTCTTGGTTTGCAGGCACCAGAAGCAATTTTGAGCGGCGCTGATTGGTTTAACAAGGCCCGCAGGGAGGCCACTGAAGAGTCGTCTCGTCGGGCGCTCATGAATGTGGACCCCATGGGGAATCCCATGGGGAATGTGCCATAAAGGTCATGTGGGTTGTCTCCCCTGCATGAAGGGCATCGCAGTTGCCCTCGTTCAGCCCCCGGCCTCGCGGCTGGGGGTCTTTTTAGCGGGAAAAAATTGCGATGAAGATTGCGATCTTGAACGCAATCACGATCATTGCCCAGATCATGGAACTCGCTTCTCTCTGAGCTTGTCAGCCACATGGGTGTTGAGGCTTGCGACGAACTCAATGCAGGCCTCTCGCTCCTGTTTGACCAGCTTGGGCGCGGCCTTTGCGATGAACGCATTGGCCAGCTTGACTAGGTCATCCTGGAGGAAGTTGTAGTTCTCCTCCAGGTAGGTGTTGACGAAGACCTCGTTGATCTCCTGTGGTGTGAGGACGGTCATGCTCACCCCTCAATCGTTGCTTGCTCGGCGATGGTGGAGGCGACCTCCACCTGAACGCCTTTGCTCATGATCTGAGCCACATCGATGGCCTTGGCCACCTCGACGGTGAACGTCTTGCCTGCAACGTGACGAAGGGCCTGCGCTTGGCTGACTGCCTGCACGAGGTGCGAATGGCCACCAGAGGTGACTTTATAGATGCGTTGTTCTGCCATGGTTTTCTCCTTAGATTAAAAATTCAGCTTCAGGTTCGTGTTGCACTTGCCAAAACCAAACGAGATTTCTTTTGTGGTCAACTCTTGTTGTGAATTGATTTTCTCCATAGGTTTTTTTCAAGTAATACTTCAATGAGCCTCGCACTGATTCAATTTCATAGTCACCGCAGGCAACAAAGGACAAGCCAATCGTTGGAGTGAAGGCTTTGTTTTTCAGTTGATCAGTGATGAAATTTTCAATTTCTTTGGGTTTGTATTTGCGCGGTGATTTCTTCTTTTTTTTGACGACGAGATCTTCAGCCATATTGGAGATTTTGTTCTCTCCGTCTTTGATGAAATACTGAACGCCCAATACGTTCAGGCTTTCAACCACCTGTTGCAAAACCGTGCTTTTGATATCAATTGTCATGATTGATCTCCTTGAATCTCAAAAGATCCCAAGCCAGTAGCCCGTGCCGTGAACACAAGCCACCGGGAAAAAGATCGCCCCTGCAAGCAGGAACATCCAAGATGCCGTTTTGATGCAGACGACGATGTGAGTGAGCCACGACAAAAAGGCCCACAAAATCAATGCGCCTGCCACAGTGCTACTGTTCATGATTGATCTCCAAAATTGTTTTTGAGCTTCCAGAACTCAAGCAGGCACTGGAACATGGCCCAGCCCTTCTTGAGGTCTTCTTCTGACCACTCCACGATCTTGACGAGATGGGGGTTCCTGACGGCAACGAAGACGTTGGCGCACCGGGCGTTGGGTAGACCCAGGCCGTGGCGGTAGGCGGCAAGTTGCATCAGATGTTCGTCGTAGGCGACGACATCGTCGTTGGGACCGAAGTCCTTGGACTTGATGTCGGCCACCAGACCGTACTTGGCGAACTCGTTGGCGGTGCAGTGCAGGTCCACCTTCCCACCAAAGCCCAGGTCACTGGCGAAGGATCGCTCGACCAGCCAGGGGTTGTCGGGGTGCAGTTTGAAATGCTCAAAAAGCGCCTCCTCCACCGCCCAGCCGCGCGGCGACTTCTTGCCTGCGAAGTGGGTCTCCACCTCCTCGTGGATGCGTGTGCCCCGTTCTGCCGCCTGCTTGGCGGTCTCTTTGGAGTCGGCCACGATCCTGGCCACCAGATCCTTCTCACTCTCGCCGTCCAGGCGCGGCAGGGTCAAGGCGGCAAGGAGCATTTGCTCCTGCTTCCAGGCCTCCAGACCGGGCTTGGCGGCGATTTTGAGGACGGTGGTGACCGAGGGTACCAAGTCCATCTTCCGTGCGTCCCTGAGGGTCGTGGGACGGTCTGAGCCGTCCTTGGCCTTCACGGTGTACTGCGGCCCACCATCCTTGCGGTACCAGTGAACAGACTCAGCCGATCTTGCGATGATGGTGGTCATAGTCGATTCCTGTCAAAAGCAAAGAGTTGGTAAAGCCCATGTAAAGGGTGTGTCTTGTACCGTGTCCCAGGGGGGATCAGGAGCAAGGCAATCAGCCTGATGGGGAGCAGACACATCCACAGCATGATCAAAAGCATGAGCGGCATGGAGTCTTCCAGGATGTCAAAAAGTTCAGACATGGGCACCTCAGAAGGGGATGTCGTCCACATCTTTGTCAGACGCTGGGACGGGCTCCATGGGTTTGCCGCCCCTGGCCTTCTCAAACTCAGGCGAGGCGATGATCTTGGCCTTCAGGTTGTCGCTGAAGGTCTCAAAAAGCTCCCAGTCGGGGTCGCCGAGGCTGAACATCTCGTTCTGGTTCACAGCCTTGGGCAAGCCGCTTTGCTTGTAGATGGCGGGCACGGGAGTCACACCATCGACGTTGCTGTAGATCTTGTTGCCAGTCTTGGCGGGGCGCTCGATGATGTTGAGCATGCACCACGCACCCAGCACGTTCTTGAGGTCGAATCGACGCATCTCTTCTTCGCTGAAGGGCTTGCCGCGCCACGACTGAAGATCGAGCCGCAGGTTTGCCTTCTCGGACCAGGACAGCGTGTAGTTCTTGAAGATGGAGAACGGGCGACCATCCTTCATCACCATGGGGGTGCCGTCATCGCTTGTGCCGTGCAGTTCCCACCCGAGCATGATCTTGTGCAGATATTTCGTCTGCCCCATGTACTCAGTTTTCTGGGTGCCCAAGTCAATGATTCGGTAGCACCGGGCAAGGTGCATTCCGGGTGGGCAACGCTCGAAAGAGCCGCCCGAGTCTTCAACGATAAAACTTGTCATTCTGTCCTCCTGGACAATCACCCGACCACATGGTCGTAGAGAAACTATAACACGACTTCTAATTCTGTGTTAGACTTTTTTCATGGCCGAAAGCGGATGCTGTGCGGGTGTAGGTCGCGGTGCAACTCCGTCCCGTTTCATGATCACAGACGTAGCGAGTAGGCCTATTCACGAAAGGAAGAGAATGAAGCTGAAGAGGTATTTCAGAGGTGAACCGCGAGGAGCGAAGCAAGAGATGGCAGATTACCTGGGCATCACACTGACTTGGCTGGGTTTGATCATGCATAAGAAAAGGAAACCCTCTGCCGCGCTTGCCGTGAAGATTGAGCAGGCCACACAAGGCCTCGTGACTGCAAAAGAACTGCGACCCGATTTGTTCAAGTGACCCGCTGTTGGGTGTTTAAAGGAGACCAAAATGAAACCCGTTGTGAAATCAGTGAGACTTGTTGACATCAGAATTGATGGCGACACGCAGATGAGGAAGTCTGTCAACCCAGAGTGGATTCAGGGGATGGTTGACAAAATGAAGAACGATGTCGAGTACCCCCCTGTTGAGGCTCGGTTTGACGGCACCGATTACTGGCTGAGTGATGGATTCCACCGCTACCACGCGCACTCCCGGATGGGCATCAAAAGCATCGAGGTGGCCTACCTTCCAGGAACCAAAGAGGATGCCCGCCGTGACGCATTCAAGGCCAACGGCAAGCACGGACTGCCGCTGAGTTATGAAGACAAGGTTTTCAAGGTTCAGAAGGCCATTGATGACCCGCTGTACAAAGACTGGAGCGATGCGGCAATTGCCGATCTGTGTGACGTTTCCAAGTCGTTCGTGGGCGCTGTGCGCCGCCCTGAGGTGCGTGAGCGGCAGAAGGAGAACATGAAGCGTCATGTTCAGAAGAAGGCCAAGGAAATGGCCGACGACCGTAGTTCAACTACGCCCCCTGACCGTAGTTTAACTACGGAGGTGCCCATCGGAGGGGAGGGTCCAGACGAGGCTGAACTCCTGGCGAACGAGAAGAAGCATGAGGCTGATCTGGAGCGCCTCGCGGCCTTCCTGGATGCCGATGACAAGCTCAAGCACTACGAGGAGGAAAACAAGAAGCTCAGTCACCTCGTGGTGATGAAGGACCTGCGGATCAAGGAATTGATGAACGAGAAGAGTGCGGCCATCAAGATGGTCAAACAACTGCAAAAAGAAAACGACAAACTGAAAGCCAAAAAATGAGCAAAATCCCAGCGCCAAGCGGGCGTGATGACGGATTCCCAAAACCCCGCCAATTCCAAATTGATGCCCATGAAGCCCTGCGCCAGGGCATCCGTGATGGGCACAAGAACCAACTGATCATGGCCCCCACCGGGGCAGGCAAGACCTACCTGGGTCTTCGGGTGTGCAACGAAGCCATCCAGCGCGGCAAGCGGGCCGTGTTCCTGTGTGACCGCACCACCCTGATCGACCAGACCTCTGCGGTGGCTGACCGCTACGGGCTGACTGACCACGGCGTTATCCAGGCCCAGCACTGGCGGCGCAAGCCCGATGAGTTGCTCCAGATCGCCTCCGTGCAGACGATTGCCAAGCGCGAGTTCTGGCCTCAGATGGACGTTCTGGTGGTCGATGAGGCCCACACCACCTACAAGGCCTGGACCAAGTTTGCCCAGGAGACTGGGGCGGTCGTAGTTGGGTTGTCGGCCACGCCCTTCACGACTGGCCTGGGGAAGATCTTCACCAACCTGATCAACGCCACCACCATGCACGACCTGACTGAGTTGGGGGTGCTGGTGCCCATGCGGATCTTCTCCTGTCGGAAGCCCGACATGGCTGGCGCTGAGACCCAGGGCAAGACCGGGGAGTGGACCGACAAGGCCGCTGAAGAGCGCGAGATGGCCATTGTGGGCGATGTCGTTGACGACTGGCACACCTACGGCGAAAACAGGAAGACCATCGTCTTTGGGGCCACGATTGCTCACTGCGAGGAGTTGGCCCGTCAGTTCATCGCCAGTGGCGTGATGGCCGCAGTGTTCACATCGGAGACCACCGCCAAGGAACGTGAAGCCCTCCTGGACGAGTACCGCAAGCCTGACAGCATGCTCAAGGTCCTGATCAGCGTTGAGGCCTTGGCCAAGGGCTTTGATGTGCCCGATGTGGGGTGCATTTGCGATGCCCGCCCCTTGAGGAAGTCTCTGTCCACCGCCATCCAGATGTGGGGGCGCGGCCTGCGGTCCTCACCCGAGACGGGCAAGAAGGACTGCCACCTGCTCGACTTCAGCGGCAACATCATCCGATTCTTTGAGGACTTCAACGACATCTACTTCAACGGCCTGGATACCTTGAATGAAGGCGACAAGCTCGACAAGACCGTGAGGACGAAGGAGGAGTTCGACAAGAAAGGATGCCCGCGCTGTGGCTACAAGCCCTACCACAAGCGATGCATGGCCTGCGGATACGAGAAGCAGACCACCACCATCACCGATGTGAAGCCGGGTGACATGCGCGAGATCTACATGGGGGATGGCAAGAACAAGAAGAAGCTGGCCAACAGCGCCGAACACCTGTGGAACCAGTGCTGTTCATACGCCAGGATTCACAGCAAGCCTGAGAGCCAGCAGGGTCGGGCATACCACCTATTCAAGCAGATGACTGGCCATGATCCAATCTGGAAATTCACGACAGCGCCCCAGGTGGAAATCTTGAACTCAGTCCACAACAAGATCCAACAGATGAACATGGCCTACAAGAAGGGCATGCAGGCAAGGAGCGCAAGATGACCTTCATCGACTTTGCTCGTGCCCACGGGGTTGAGATCGACCCAAACCGCTTGTACCCCTCCGACAGGATCAAACGCTGTGGCACCGTGGAGAAGCCCAAGTCGGGCAATGGGGCCTACTTCTGGGACGGCCAGCGCGGATGGGTCATGGACTGGTCAGGAGAGGCCAGGGTCGTTTGGTTCAACGATCCTGGTGCCAAGCCCTGGACTGAAGAAGAAAAACGCGCCTGGGCCTCAAAAAGGGCCTCAGCCGCCACTGAGCAGGAGAAGAAGTACCAGAACACCGCCATCCAGGCTGAGATGACCCTTCGCGCGGCCAAGCCTGACCACCACCCCTACCTGGAGTTGAAGGGGTTCAAAGACGAGCGGGGGCTGGTGCTGAACGAAAAGCTCCTGATCCCCATGCGGAACGTGGTCACCAACAAGCTCCAGGGCTATCAGTCGATTCAGTGGGACATGGAGGCCAGGAAGTACGAGAAGAAGATGCTGACCGGGATGCGGGCAAAGAATGCCGTTTATCGCCTGGGCATCAGCAAGGACGAGACATGGCTCGTTGAGGGCTATGCCACTGGCTTGTCGGTGCGCCACGCCTTGAAGAGCGTGGGGGTGTCGGCCAGCGTAGTTGTGTGCTTCTCGGCCACCAACCTGATCCAGGTGGCCGACCAGATCCCTGGCAAGCGGTTTGTCTTCGCCGACAACGACGAGTCCAAGACGGGCGAGAAAGCCGCCCAGGAGACGGGCTTGCCCTGGACCATGGCCGACCAAGTGGGGTGGGATGCCAATGACCTTCACCTGGGAAAGGGTTTGTTCCAGGTGGTCAAAAAAATTATGGACTGCCGAAAGGAAGTCTTGATAAACTCTTGAACTGTTGGCGCACAGTAATCTGGCATGACCTCCTTTCTTGACTCGATTCACGAATGCCAGAAGCTCCCTGCGCCAGCACCAACACGCATGAGGATTGGCAGGTACGAAGTCGGTCAAGCAGTGCAGGCAAGATGGGCAATGTCGATGCATCCAACCCATTTCCGGCTGTTCATCCCGATGCTCTGCGCGGATCGCAACCGCAACAGTCCTCAGCCGTGTTGGTGTAGTTCAGTGAATTCGTCGTTAAGGCGAGCCGAGGCATCGGTGGGCAGAACAGCCCCGGCAGGGGCAGTCGCTGGGTTCGAGGCCAGCCACCAACAGTCAACACGCATGGGGATTCGGGCATTCACTTGCCCATCGGAAGACAGAAACCGAGGGGAGTCCCCAGCCGTGTTGACAAAAAACTGGGACTAGTCCTAGAATTCAAACCATTGTTAGGTGTGGAAGCCGAAGCAAGTGAGCCGTTAAGTCAGATCCCGACCCCGCATGGGGTAGCCTGCCACCAAAAGTGAAGGGTTCTTCCACCGGGGTCTGTCTTAACGGCTTTTTTGTTTTCCACCCCTGGCTATGCTCCAGGTCTTTTGGTGTCCACGTCCGTTTTTACCTGGGGCGAGAGCCGCAAAAACTACCGATGCGGCAGGCGCGGGTGGAGATAGCGCCGGGTGTTGATTAACCGCCAGAACGGATCCAGGTCGAGAGATTGGGGTTCTCCGGGGCAACGGCAACATTCGGGTCAAGCTCGGTCAGTGCGCCAAGGTGGGGCCTCACAATGGGCCTAAATGTCTGACAGTCACGGCGAAACATTGAGAGATGACCGTGGCCAAAGAAGCGAGGGAGCAATCGACGCGATCTTTGATCTTCAGCCAACCCCGGAGCCTCCGGGCCTGGGGTGGCTTTTGTCCATCGCTCGGTCACTGCTCTCGGCGATCAAAAAGGAATTCAAATGCAGTTCTACTTCAATCCCAAAAAGAAAACGACAGTCGCCCACATCTGGACTGGTGAAGACACAGCCTGCAAGATGCTCAGTTCCGGGGGGATGAGGCCGGGGAAGAAAGAGGTGTCTGAACGAGTGGATGGAAGGCCAGTGTGTGAGATGTGTCGAGTCAACCTCAAGAAGCTGATCGGTCACAGCGCGTGAAACCTTGCCAATTAACTCTAATTCGGTGTTAGACTGGCCGAATGAAACGAGGAGTCGAAATGGAAAAGCTGGATCACGCAACCTACTTCCCAACTCATGTGTACGCTGTCAAAAAACCTGAGTTCCTGGAGTCAGTCCGGGAGGTGTCTGACAGGTACCTCGCCGAGGTGAGGCAGGAAAAGCAAATGACCGTCATGACGCGCACCTACGCTCATGAGGAGTCGATCAAGGAATTCGCTGAGTACGTCTCTCAGACTGCCTGGAACATCCTCCAGAGCCAGGGCTATGCGATGGACAAGCTGGTGACCTTCTTCACTGAGATGTGGACCCAGGAACACAACACCATCAGCGACATGACCTACCACGTTCATGGCATGGGGGCGCAGATCAGCGCGTTCTACTTCCTCGACGCGCCGCCTGCTGGATGCCAGTTCGTGATCCACGACCCGCGCCCCACCAAGATGATGATCAACCTGCCCCAGGCTGACGAGGGGAAGATCACTGACGCATCGTTCAACGTGATGTTCACCCCTGAGGCTGGGACGCTGATGTTCACCAATGCATGGCTTCCTCACTCGTTCACGAAGAACCTGAGTACCGAGCCGTGTCGATTCGTTCACATGAACCTGGGCGTGATGCCTGGACCTGAGCCTGAAGTGGAGGTTGTATGAAGTTCAGAAAAAAGCCCGTGGTTATCGAGGCCACACAGTGGTTCAAGAATGGGGATCACCCGCTTGACTACGCTAGTTCGCAAGAGGGTTTCCAAAACGGGCGGCTGGTCAGCATACCGGGGGAGCATCGCAAGGCGCACAACTGGGAAGGTGAAGTGGTGCGTTATTACCGCGACCCACAACTTTCGGGCGAACTCAAGTGCAGTATTTGTGGCAACCAGTACCACGACCACGGCTGGATCGACACGTTGGAGGGCGGTCACATTGTCTGTCCCGGCGACTGGATCATCACTGGCGTGAAGGGTGAACACTACCCCTGCAAGCCCGACATCTTTGAGGCGACCTACGAGAAGGTCGAATGAAGTACCGCATCAGGTTCAACAAGTCGGCAGGCCAGCCTGGAAGGGGCACTGTCGATCACAAGTGGCGGGTGTTC